GCTCAGCGCCCCCACCGCCCCTCGGCCCCTCGGCTTATAGTACCTAAAGGGGTGCGGTACTCAGAATCACCCGCTAGGCCGCTTTTCCGGCCCGCTGAACGCTGATTCATGCCTGCCCCTATGCCGTATAGCTGAATCAATTCGCAGGCCCTCAGCGGCCCTTAAATCGGCTTTCCTGATTCATGGGGTGGCGGGCCTATCGGGCGGCCCTTGGCACGGGCAGGCATGGGGCGGCCTGCCCCCGATTGTCCGCCTGCCCAGATCGCCCGGCCATGGGGCGGCATAGCCTGCCCGCTGCCCAGATCGCCGGGGCAAAAGAAAAGGCCGCCGGACTCTCGCCCGGCGGCCCTTGCCGCTGTCCCGTCGCTGCCCTTGCTACGGTTGCCGGTGCAACCGTTCGCAGAGTTCCGCCGCTTCCCTGTCATGGGCCGCCGCCATGGCCGAGTCGCCCCGTGCCAGTGCTGCCCGCCTTGCCCTGTCCGCAGCTAGGGCCGCGTCCGCTATCTGTTGCCCTGTCATTAGATCGCCCTCAGCGCGGGGGCCGGGTTGTCATGCAAGCGGCGGCCCGTCATGCCAGCGCGCCCGCCTGTCCGCCTTTGCCGTTGCCTTGCATCCCACGCCTTGCGCCCGTCTGCCCGCTTGCGTTCGAGTCGGTTGTATTCGTCCCGCGCCGCGCAATGGGCGCAATGGTTGCCGTCAAAATAGGCCGCCTCAGAATAGATCATCCCTTGAGTCCTTTCCCGTTCTCAGTTTTCGCCGGGGCGATTCTGCCCGCCGATATACCGCCCGCCGCCCATGCCGGGGCGGACTCCGATTGCGTCCCGTTCGCGGCTCAGCCGCTCGCCCGCTGCCCGATATGACTGCAAAAGGGCATAGCCCCCGCAGAGTGCCGCAAACGTGAAAACGCCCGCCGCAAGTGCCAGAATGTCCGCCATAGTTCGACTCCTTCAAATGCCGGGCCTCAGTGGCCCTATGGGCCATTATCCGGCGAAACCGTTTCCAAATAGTAAACGGGCCGCAAGGTTGCCCCGGCGGCCCGTTTCTCAGCGGCGGGCGATCTCGCGCCCGTCCGGTTCATGCCCTGCCCAGAGTCGCCGCAACAGTGCCAGCCGTTGCGCCTCAGCAATGGCCGGGGGCAGGATAGGCGGGAAGCGGGCCGGGGCGTTCATGCGCCCGCCCTTGCCCAGTGAAGCGGATTCAAGTCCGCGCGATCAACCGGCGGCCCGGCATAGGATACGCGGCGCGGGAAGTGCCCCGCATAGGGCGCGCTTGCGGTTGTGGGCAGTTCCAGCCCCCGCGAATTGCAACCGGGGCAATCGGCGGACAGCGGCCCCGTATGATTCGTTTGCAGCCGTTGCACGGTTCCGCAGCAATCGCAGGCATAGGCCCGCCACGATACCCGCAAGCTATAGACCGGGGCGAGCGGCAACCCCCGCGCCCGCTGATAGCGCGCCGCGAACGGGGGCCAGCCGTCCGCCCTCAGCGCGGGCCAAGCGCGGCGGCCTGCCAGCCAATCCGCGCAAACTGTCCAATCCTGCCAGATTGACAGCGCCGAGTCGCCGTTCGCAAATTTGACGGTTAGAACCCATGCCCAGCTATCGGACGCGGACGGCTCTAGTGTGGCGGTTTCCGGGACTTCCCGGCGGGCATGATCTAGCAGGCCCCTAAGGTTGCGCGAGCGGCGAATCTCGCGGCCCTCAGCGTTCGTTATGACGGTTCCCATAGTTCGACTCCTCAGGCTTTACGGGCGGCCCGGCGGCGGGCCTTTGCGGCGGGCGTGGCGCGCGGCTTGAAACCGGACTCAGAGTACCGGCCCGCCACCCGCTGCAAATAGTCGTGCCAGTACCGGCCACGGCTGCCATTGCGAACGCGGGGGGCGCGGTATCCGTAGGCGTCCGCCTCAGCGATCAAGGACTCCACGGTTGACGCCCTCAGGGCGTGGAATTGCGCGCCAACCGGGACTCCGCAACGTGCCAGAATTTCGGTTGCGCGGCTGCGATCTAGGCGGCCCATATCAGCGGCCCCCCTTCAAGCGGCGGACGCGGCAAACTTGCGTATTCTCGCCAACCATACGCCCGGCCCATTGCTTGCCGTCCGGCCCGGTGAAGCGGACAAAATGAACGACTCGCGCCATATTGTGCCGCCCTGTCCAGTGCGAGCTAACCGGGAAGTTAAGGCCGCCCGGCCAGTCTGACAGCCGCAGGCCCTTGCCGTCCGCTTTCATGCCGAAACAGGGCAGGCCGGACAGGTAAAGGAATCCCTTGCCGGTTTCGATCAAGTCCGCCCGCTCGCGCTTGCTGCAACAGGCATAGCAGACCATGGACTCGCGCCCGTCCGCGTCCCGGCGGGTTCCGTATCCCGTACCGCCGCCCAGCTTGAACGGCTTCACCTTGCCGCAATCGCTGCAACGGAACCCGGCGGGCATGTATTCGGGCAGAAACCGGAAAGCATGGGCACTCTCGCAGGGGTTGCGATCTAGCGCGGCCTGCAAGTCCGCGTATGTCTCAAATACGGTTTTCATGGTTCGACTCCTTGGAAATGGTTTCGGGGCGGCCTGATTCCCGCATGGCGGCGGCCCAGCCGTCTAGCAGGCCCTTTGCGTATCCCGCGCCCCATAGCAGGGCGAGGGCGGGCAATAGCAGGGCGACAAAGTACCGCCGCAGATACCGGCGGCACGTTGCCCAGTTTGCCGCCTTTTCATCATCTGAGAGGGGCCGCAGCATTAAGCCGACTCCGCCCGCGTATCGCAGGGCAGGGCCGCCACGCCCAGCGACTCGGCTAGGGCGTGAATTTCGGGCCATGCGAACCTATGGCAACCCGCCACAAAGTCGCCGCTCGCCTCAATATGCGAAACCGCGAATTGCCCGACTCGGATAGACCGCAGGCCGCTAGGCCGCCAACCCTCGCCCCGTTCGCGGACGCAAACAAGAAACTGATAGACCCGGACAGCCTCAGCAAGCGGGACTCGCGCCCCCTGAGACGTTTCCAGCGTCCCGCCGGTTATCTCGCCCGCCCGGTTCCGCTTAACGCCCGTGGCGCGGATATAGGCGGCCTCAGCGCGGGGCAGGCGATGAGTCGGGATTGGCAGGCCCTCGCGCCACCCGGCCAGCCGTTCCGCCGCGTCCGCCCATTGCAGGGCCTTTGCCCGTTCCGCCCGTGCCGCCCGTTCCGCCTTTGCCTTTTCGCGGCGGGCGATCTCAGCGGGAGTCAGCCGTGCAAGGGCGCGAGCGGCCCGCGCTTCCCGTTCCGCCATGATAGCGGCGGCCTCAGCCTTTACCGCTGCCCTGTCCGCCGGGAAGTCCGCCGGGACGTGAAGGGGCGCGAAAAATTCGGCATAGTCCAGAACGTCCGCCCATAGGGCAAGGAGTCGCCGTTCCACGGTTTCCGCCACGGTATAGCGGCCCGCGTCCGAGTCCTGTCCCGGTTCCCATTTGTGGCCGGGTACATAGTCGCGCCAGATTTCGCCGCGCTTGCGTAGGAACTCGCCCGCCGCGTCCCGGTATCCCTGAATCAGGTGCGAGAGGTTGCCCGCGTGGTCAATCGCGGACGGGGCCGGGATTTCGCCGCGATCATCTAGGCCGCCGCGCCGCTGCCAATAGTCAACGCCCGCCGAGTAACCGCCGATATGCGGAACCTCAAAAGCGCGGCCCTTGCTGCCCTTTTCGCTGTCCGCGTCTATCAGGTGCGAAACCGCGCCCGCCGCGTCCGCGATATGCCCGCGCGTCGCTGGCCCCCATTGATTCGGGACAGTCAGCAACACAAGCGCGGCCCGCCCGTGAATCGGTTCAAGCCGTGCAACGGGGGTTTCGTAACTGTAAAAAACGCGGCCCACAAAGCGGACGCGCGGACAGTCTGCGGACGAGTCGCCGCTCTGAAAATATCCGCCGGAACCGCTAGGCGTAGGCGAACGCCCGAACGGCTGCGATTGCGTGGCCCATGCATGGGCAACCTGAGAATGAGTGCTAAATACGGTTTTCATGGTTCGACTCCTTGGAAATGATTTCGGGTTAAGCGGCCTTGCGGCCCGCGTGGCGATAGGCGGCGGCCTGCCCGTCATATCGGGCGGCCCGTTCGTCCCATGCCTCAGCGTCCGCAAGGCAACCGGCGGAACGGCAAGCGGCGGAATTATACGCGGCACGGCTTGCGAGTTCCGCAAAATGTTCCGCCTTTGCCTGATAGTTGATAGCGCGCATGATCTAGACTCCTTGCCTCAGGTTTCAGTTTGCCGCCGCGTCGCGGTTGCTTGCGTTCCAGTTGTCCGCCGCCTCAGCCATGCGGGAAAGCTCGCCCCATGCAATCCGGCGGCCCTCAGGCGTTCCGTTTTCGATTGCCGCGCGCAACAGGGGCAGAACCGCCGCCCATGTAGGGGTGCAATCAATCGTTTTGACGGCAACGGTTGCCGGGTTCTCAGCGTCCGCGATTGCGGCCATTGCGTCCCGTTGCCGCCTCAGGTTGACGCGGACAGGCGAGTCCACCGGGGCGGCGGCCTCAGCCTCAGGCTTGAGTCCGGTGCGATACATTGCCTTGCCGGTTTCATAAGCCGACTCAATGTCCGACTCATACGCGGCGAGCGATTCCGCCTTTTCGATCAATTCCGCCCGCGTCATGGCAGGGAAGGCCGCCGCGATTGCGACAAGCGAAAAGGTGACTCGGAACTCGCCCCCGTCAACCTTGCGAATCACCATATCCGGGGCATGTTCCGCAAGGGTGGCGCGGACTGCGGCGAGAGTAGGGGAACCTTTCATTTTGTATCCTTTCAACTGCGAATCGGGGGCGGCGGTTTTGTCGCCCTTGGCAATCCATACGCCCGCCGGGCCGGTCTAGCAAGTACCTAGACAACCGGGCGGCCCGGAATCGGTTCCGCCGCCCGCCGATTGCCGGGCGGGCCTGTCCGCCGCTGCCCTCAGCCCAGCAAGGAATCCCGCGCGCATGGCGGGCGCGGGAGTCCATGCCGCGCGCGCCCGCATGACGCGCGCCCGCGCGCCCGTGTATAGGCGCGCGCGTACACATACGGGCGCGGGCGACCCCCTCTGTAGCGGAGTCGGGACCCCCTCTGTAGCGGAGTCAGAGGAAAATTCCCGCCGGGCCAACGGCCACCGGGCGGCGAGGGCGCACGACCGCCCGGCCCCCGGCTGCGGGGAGGGAAACCATTTCCACCCGACACCCCCTCTGTAGGGGAGTCAGGGGACCCCCTCTGTAGGGGAGTCTGAGATCGTCGATTGACAGTCTAGGTAGTTTCGGGCATGTCTAGGGCGAATCAGTAACCCGAGGAGCTTATGGACGACGTGTACGAGATCAGCCGGAAGGAAAACCGGCAGTCGCAGATCGAGCAGATGGACATCGGTGATACCGTCGCCATCGCCCGCCGGGTAGAGATGCAGTACGGCTTCGCCGAGAACGCGATCACCGAACATAACAAGCAGGTCAGGGGTATCGCGGACCAGCAGGCGCACCGGGCAAGGCGGCGTCTCAAGGACAACAAATACAAGGTCGAGAACGGGTCGTTCATGACACGGGATGGCGCGTTGATCGTCGTCGCCGTCGTCACGAGGACCGATTAGGAGCAAGCGCGATGGGCAAGAAGGTCGAGAGCTTTCAGGCGGACGACGGCAGGTTGTTCGCTACCGAACGAGAGATGGTGATGCACGAGATCGACATCACCCTGCGAAAGGAGTTCCCTGCCCTCAAGATAGGGCTGGGCGCGATCTCGCACAACGCTGACCGGCTGCTGGAGATATTGCAACCTCTGGCATCCTGTCCGCCGAAAAACCACCCTGCCAAGGCGGCCCAGACCACCCTTGAACCACCCGTGGCCGAGGATCGCCCGGTCAGGCTGGCCCATGGCTAAGGTCACGCATATCCAGATCGGGATGCGACGGCTCTACCAGCACCCGTGGATCGCTTTCGAGAACTTCACTATCGAAGGCGGTCTCACGGTTGAACTGGAGCCGGGCGAGACGCCAGCCGAAGCCGCCGAGAAATCATTTCCGATTCTGCGCGAGCAGATGATCGAGACGTACAAGCAGTTCAAACCGAAGAAGCCGCCGAACGCGCGGTAAGGAGTCGAGATGACAACGAAATGGGGCCGCATGAGAAACGCGGCACGAGAAGCTGGGGCAGACCATGCCGATGGCGGGGAGGACCGGCGAGCCGAGTTCGCCAGCCGGGGCAGCGATGTCCGGGATGCCTATGATAGCGGCTACCAGAACCGGGTCCAAGATCGTGCCCGGCAGGCGGAAGCCTTCGATCACCCGTTGCGCCAGATCAGCCGCGACGCCAACGCCCTCTGGACCCGAGCCGATAGCTCCGAGGTCGTCGAACTTGCCCGCCTGATCGAAGGGATGGCGGACTACCTAGTCGAAAAGGAAGAACGAAATGGCTAAGAAACCCGAAGTCGTGCAGCGCGACATGGCGATGATCGGCAAGGTGTTGGCGGTATCCGTCGAGCCGGGGACCAAGATTTTCGATATGGGCGAGAACCTGCTGGGGATCGTCGAGGACCGCAAGCCGGTCATCAATGGGCAGACCGCCTATCTCTCGACGAACGACTATCAGGCCGCCAAGCGGGCGCTTCCTGCCCCGCCCAAGGTCCTCCCCGGCCTGCCCGGCGGCCGGTCGGTCCACTAATGCCCCGGCCCTATCTCCAACGCCGCAAGCTCGCCTCGGGTCCTTACGGAGGCTGGCACTTCTACTGGGGCCGCCTGCATGTCTGGTGGGTCCGAACACACTACGCCGGGAACCCGAGAGACATCGGGATCAACTGGCGCAGAACCGCATAAGGAGTCGAAACCATGTCCACGAAGAACAACCCCGGCGCGTTCCGCTGCTACGAGGCGGCGCTGCCCGACGAACACGTATTCACGATCCTCGCGCGCGATCCTGCTGGCCCGGCCACGTTGCGCTTCTGGGCGGACGAGCGCGAGCGCGTCGGCAAGACGGTCAACCCGGACGACCGCGACCGGATCGAAGATGCCCGCCGGGACGCCCTGCTCATGGAGGACTGGCGCGAGAAGAATCTGGACCCTCTGGGCGACGGCAGCGGCCCCTCGTGGAAGCTGACCAAGATCAGCGACGAGGACGGCGGCCCGATCCGGTCGCCCAAGGACCCCACGGTCTACGTGCCAGCCGAGCGCGACGGCACCGAAGCCGTGCGCCTGAACGTCGAGTGGCTGACGGCCCGCACCCGCGATCTCGTCGAAGGGCGGATGTCCCGCGAGGAATACACGCACCTGATCGAGCTTGCCTGCCAGTCGCCAGACCGACGTAAGCCCGTGGCCGCCGACCCCCCTGTAGCGAAGCCGCAGACCAGCCGCGACGTGACCGAGATCGAAACGCCCGAGATGCCGCCGCACCGATTCGCCATGTTCGACAAGGGCAAGGGCTGGGCCTACGGACGCGGGCTGGAGATCAACCCGAGCCATATCCCGGCGATGCTCGACCGCATGGAGGAGGACGGCTACACGCTCGTAGCGGCCCTCGGATCGCAGGCCGATAAGGTCGGCATGATCTTCCAGCGCGGCCCACGGTACACCTCGTTCGAGCTTGCCCATGGCTTCGGCGGCCCCAGCCGCGAGGAACTGGAGCGCCGCCGGGAAGGCCCGGAGTACCAGCGGTTCATGTCTGGCGAATCCCTCGACACGATCCGGCAGGAGGAGTGTGATCCCGATGACGAGGAGTGCCTGCGCCGGATCGGCATGGGCCGGGGGCAGATGCCTTGAAGGCTCAGACCATGGCGACGGGTCTCACGGTGCCTCTGGCGCTCCGTGAGGCCCTGAGGCTGCGGATGGCGGACTACGACGTAGACGACGACGGATTCGCACTGAGCGGCGATCTCTGGCGGTTCTCGGGGCACGTCAACCCGCATGTGGATGACCAGACCAGCGATGTCGCGATAGTTGGGTTCATCCTCGACGCCGACGGCCACAAGCTCGTTCACGCAGATCAGGCGCTCGAACTCAGGATCGGCGACATCTACGTGTTGAACCCGTTGGAGCGCCATGGCGTCCTAGCTCCGCACCACCTTTCGACCTTGACCTTGTTCATCCAGCCGGTCAAGATCGACGATCTCAAGCGATTCGATCCGGCGGGCTTCGGCAACCGGGCGCTCGACGAGGCCGACAAGCTGGTGCGCCAGCCGCCCCCGGCGAACGAGATGCTATAGGGAGAACCGTGGTGGAGTGGATCATCGGACTAACGGGCACCGGCCTGATCGTGATCTGGATGCTCCACCGCGCGATCAAGAGCGCACCGAACTGCACATGCGGTCGGCAGGATTGCGGCGGCGGCTGCACCCCGGACAGATAAAGGGGCTTGACCCCTACAGCGGTCTAGGCTACTGAGAGGCCCGGCGAGTCGAGATCGCCGGGCCTTTTTGCCGTCAAGGAGTCGAAATCACATGGCAGACCAGTTTCAGTTGCCGAACGGCATGTTCTCCATCTCCCCCGAGCTTACCAAGTGGGTTGACGCTCAGCGCAGCGCGGGCCGCACGGACATGGACATCATGTCGCAGATGCGCCGGGTGATCGGGGTCCTCCAGCCGATCCGGGACGCCGAGGCTCCCGTCCCCGACAACGTGTCGCGCACCGAGACCGAGTTCAACCTGAACTGGGCCAAAGCGAACCCCGAGCTTTTCGCCGATGCGGTCGTGGCGTTCCAGAACAAGACGCCGATCACACACTGGCAGCACTACGTCGATCTCAGCCGTGGGTCGTTCATGAAGCTGATCGCGGTGCGCCGCGACAAGCCGTTCGACTCGGTCACGGACTATGTGATGGCGGACAAGCTGTACCTCCGGGAGACCGGCTATGACGTTTGATTACGGAATCGAGGACGTGCCGGAAGCCGACGATGCAGCGATTGACCGCTGGCACGATGGCGCGCTCGACTGCTACCGGGGCCGCCCCAAGGCCAGCGACGACAAGGACTATCTGGAAGGCTGGGCACATGCCGAGAACGACCGGCAGGTTCAGGTCGTGATGCCCGAGCGCCCGGAAGGCTACTACCACATGCCGCTTGGCACCTTCGACTGAAAGGAAATCATTTCCATGTCTACCCGTGAAACCAGCCCCGAGATCGCCAGCATGGCCGGTCGTATCCTCGCCGCAGGCAACCCGCTCGACAACGATCAGGTCATCCTCGCCGTGGTCGAAGGACTCGCCGAGGCGAACACCGGCAAGCAGGCGCAGGCCGCCCTCAAGACGATGTTCCAGCCGTACTTCGACAACATGCTCTCGCTCGCCGGGTCCTGCCTCGCGCAGGCGGAGCCGGATGATTCGGAGGACGGTGCGCCCCGGATCGCCATCACGGCCACGGTGGACTGGTCGAAGATCACGAACGCCATCATCGGCGCGTTCGAGGGCGGCTCGACCTACTGGCTCCGGGAATCGGAGTACGTCTACACGCCGGAAGGCGTCGAGGGCAATCCGCTCTACGCCGAGGAGCAGTTCTGGGCCAAGGGCGGCAAGGTCAAGCTGTCCTACGACGACCCCGACGATCAGGAGCAGCGCGCCACGAAGGAGGTCAGCCTGATCGAGATCAAGCAGGGCCTCCGCACCATGGCGGAGAAGGACCCCCGCCACTTCGGCGATCTCGTCAGCGAGAACGACGACGCAGCAACCCATGACGTGTTCATCCAGCACGTCATCTTCGGTGAAGTTATCTACGGCTGAGCCAGCAACAGGAGACTACGAGTATGACGAACGACGAAATCATTTCCAAGGCGAACAAGGTGATCGACGAACACCTGCTCGGCGACGGTCGCACCCTGAACCGCGACGACGATTTCACCGATGATCTGGGGGCCGACTCCCTCGACATGGTGGAGTTGACCATGGCGTTCGAGGAGGAGTTCGGTATCGAAATCCGCGACGACGAGGCCGAGAAGGTCGAGAAGGTCGGCAACGCCTACGACCTCCTGATCGCCAAGCTGGCGGCATAAACGAAAGGCTGGGCCGATGAAGGAGCGTGACGTTATCCGGGCGGCCCAGCCGCTCGAACCCCGGCGAGGAAGCACGGTTGAGATGGTAGACCGCATCCGCGCCGAAGAAGCCAAAGCCCGCCCGACCGAAACGAAGGAGCAGCCCCGTGGCCGTTGAAGCCTTTATCCCGAAGAAGTTCACGAAGGCCCACGAGTGGGTCATTCGGCAGGCGAACAAGATCATCGCTGAATACATGGAGCAGGGCTACACGCTGACCCTGCGCCAGATTCACTATCAGTTCGTCGCCCGTGATCTCTACGAGAACACGCAGCAGAATTACAAGCGCCTCGGCAATATCCTCGACGCCGCCCGCAAGGCCGGTCTCGTGGACTGGGACGCAATCGAAGATCGGACCCGTATCCTTCGCAGGATTCCGGTCTGGGATGGACCGGAGAAAGCCCTTGAAAGAGTCAGGACCAGTTTCAAGCTCGACCCGTGGGACGAGCAGCCTACCCTCCGCCGTGTCGAGGTCTGGGTCGAGAAAGACGCGGCTGTTGGTATCGTCCAGCCGACCTGCGATGCTCTCCGCATCCCCTACTTCTCCTGCCGGGGTTACTCCTCGTCGAGCGGCCTCTATGAGGCTGGAAAACGCCTTGAAGCCTATCGTGCTGCCGGATACGAAACGATAGTCCTGTACCTCGGCGATCACGACCCCAGCGGGGTCCAGATGACCGAGGTGTCGCAGGAGCGTGTCGATATGTACGCGCGCCACCAGATCGACTTCCGCCGGATCGCGCTCACGATCCCCCAGATCGAGGAGTTCACGCCCCCGCCGAACTTCGTCAAGGAGACAGACTCCCGGACGAAGTGGTACGTCGAGCGGTTCGAGACCGAGGACTGCTGGGAACTGGACGCCCTGTCCCCCAAGACGGTGGACCAGATCATCCGCGCCGAGGTCGAGCCGTTGATCGACAAGGAAGCGTGGGACAAGACTCTGGCGGACGAGGAGGAGCATCGGCTGGTTCTCTCGGAAATCATTTCCGACTGGAATCGGACGAAGGCAGCCCCGGCCATGGCGGAGTTCGTCAAGCAGATGACCGAACTCAGCATCGAACCGGAGGACCTGCTGATCCCGGAGGACGGCGAGGAGAACGAATATGCTCACGAGCTTGAGAGCATCCGTACTCGCGCCGACGAGATCGTCAATGAACACGGTCTCTGATCGCAGGGAGCGCCCGTGGAAGAAGCTGCGCGTGATCGTCGAGGTCACGGTGCCGCCGCACTCACGGGCGAAGGAGAAGGACCTGATACATGAGATCGAGCAGCAGATCGCCAAGACGGTGAAGCTGCCACGCCCGATCCATGCCAACGCTTTCGAGGCGGTCGTCCGCCTCAAGAGCTTCACTTCGTTCTGGCCCATGTTCCTCCGTAAGGAGCGCGGGCTGAGCATCGGCAAGAAGAAGAAGGAACCGAAACGCAATGACGAATACAACGGCCTATGAAACTGCGCTGGGTCTCCCGGCGCTTCCGCCCCTCGCGGCAACCTCGCTCGGCAAGTCCGCCGATCACATGATGCAGTTGATCGGGTTCCACTCGCTCTACAACGTGCCCATGGCCCCGCTCCAGTCCGAGGACCGGACGTTTTCGCACATGGACAACCCGCGCGTCGCTCTGCGCCTTGGCCTGATCGCCGAGGAGTTCAAGGAACTCATGCAGGACGGCTTCGGAATCGAGGTCGAGATGAACTTCACCGCCCGGCACGGCGGCGACGGGATCGCCGGTCTGACCAGCGGCACGATGGAGAGCCTGCCGCGCCTGCTGGAGTTCAGCGACAAGCGCGACGGTGCCGAGGCGGCCGATGCACTGGGCGATCTGGTCTACGTTATCTACGGCATGGCGCTGGAGATGGGCTACGATCTGCGCGCCGTGATTCAGGAAATCCACGGCAGCAACATGACCAAGCTCGGCGAGGACGGCCAGCCGATCTACCGGGAGGACGGCAAGGTCCTCAAGGGGCCGAACTACATGAAGCCGAACGTCCCGGCTGCCCTCGGATGGGAGAACTGACATGCCGCAGGATCGCAACAATCCGTTCCCCTTCCCGACCGCCGAGGAAGTCGAAGCCGCGCCGGGCGACCGCGCGATCAAGGCTGCCCGGAACATCGTGTCGAAGCGAGTCGACGGCATCCCGAAGCGCGGCTATGTTCTGGGCGACTGCGATCATGCGCCGGTCGTGCAGGGCGTCCGTGACTTCGCCGAGGAGGTCTACGTTCTGCTCGACTCGCTGGAAGGCGAGATGAACCCGCAGATCGAGATCGTCCGCAAGATGATGGAAGATCATCGGTGCCCGACCTCGGCGGAGTCCTGAACCTTGAAGTCCGGCTCCCCCTTGCGGAGGGGCCGGGCTTCCTCGGGAACGCCTTCGTCGAACTGGAGGACGAGGGCACGGTCGCCATCGGCGTCATGAAGGAGAACGGTGCAGCCTATGCCTATTCACGAATCACAGTCGAGCAATGGTGGCGGATGTCCCGCGCTCTCTTTCCCGAAGGAGACCCCGGAAATGGGGATGCAGAAGTACGACGGAACAGTGATCGACCCGTTCTGGGTTGACATCGCCGGGCGCGGGGACGTTCAGTTCCCGGACGGGTTCTATCGGGTCTGCTGCCGCGCGTCTTACGTGTTCCAGCTTGGCGAGTGGCGACGCAAGCGCCGGATCGCCGAGGAGCGAAATGATTTCGACGCGCTCGACCGGCTCGACCGCGAATACGAGATGATCGGTGTCTGACGATCTGGAGGCCAAGAAGGCGTATGTGCGCCGGTCCAAGCAGACCCGTAAGCACCATTGCCACTGGCCCGGCTGCGACGCGCAAGTAGCCCCCGCGAAATGGGGCTGCATGAAGCACTGGATGCGGCTGCCCAAGCGCCTCCGGGACAAGATATGGGCGACCTTCCGTCCGGGGCAGGAAACCAACTGGACGCCCAGCCGGGAATACGTCAAGGTGGCGAAGGAAGTTCAACTCTGGATCAGTTGCGAGGAATCAGGACTATGACGCTCAAGGTCGAAAATCTCTACGAACACGCCGACGGCGGGTTCTACTGCATCCTGTCCGATGCGGCCCCGATGAAGTGCCCCGTGACCGGCGACTGGCTGGACGGCGTGATCTACATGGGCACGGACGGCGTGATGCGATCCACCAGCCGGGCGCGCTGGGATGAACGGTTTACACCCGTGGCCGAATACGCCGGGGACGACGAGCAGGTTATCATGATGGTGCGCCGGGCGAATCCGGGCAACGTCGATTTCGATTTCCTGCGCGTGTTCGAGGCGTGGCACGAATCGGAAATGGGCATCACCGGCCACATGCTCGAACTGGCGGTCGCGGCTGCGGTCCAGAAGTACGAATGGCCCGGTCATCTGGTGGATGCCCCCGCTCGATTCGGTCCCGACGGCAACCCGGAGAGCGTCGAGATCACGATCACGACCGAGGACTTGCAGCGCGTCGTGCAAACTTATGAGATCGAACGTGTCCCGGTTTCGCACGGATTCACCATCCGTATCAAGCGTTAGGCCGGACAGCGGAAATCATTTCCGATTCCGGGTTGACATTAACACATTTCGAGCGCAGATCGTTGTGCGTTCTTGAGGTCGAAAGGTCGAGATTTCCATGAGTGGCATAGGCCATAACTCCGGTTCGGAGGATGATACCTTCACCGTGTCTGACGAGCAGTTGGGCGCGGCGAATGAGTCAGCCGAGGAACTACGCCTGCTGATCGAGCGTATCGAGCGGCTGGAGGAGGAGAAGAAGGGGATCGCGGACGACATCAAGGATGTCTACTCCGAAGGCAAAGCCAAGGGATACGATACCAAGACGATGCGAAAAATCATCGCCCTCCGAAAAATGGACCCGGAAGCGCGACGTGAGATGGAAGCGATCTTGGAGACTTACCTTGCCGCCCTCGGCATGGACTGACGTGAAACCCGGAATTTAGGAGTTCCCGAATCATGACTACCGTACTGCCTGCCGACAAGTTCGACACCGCCATGACCTTCGTGAAGCCGGAACCGGCTCCTGCGCGGGTTTCCCTCGACAATCTCGCCGTGCTGCCGGGCTTCAATACCCGCGTGAAGGACGACGAATACAACGAGCGCGTCGCCGCTATCGCCGAGAGCATCGCTGCCCACGGCTTCTTCGACGACAAGCCGTTCGCAGTCACGATGCTGCCGAACGACGAGACCGTCTACATCTACGACGGTGAACACCGCTTCGACGCCGCCAAGCAGGCGATCCTCGACGGTGCCGAGTTCCCCGATGGCCTGCCTGTGGCGTTCGCCAAGGACGGCGCGACGGTCAAGGACCTGACCATCCATCTGGCGCACGGCAACAACGGCGAGCGTCTGAACATGGTCGAGCTTGCGGCGGTCGTCCGCCGGATGCAGGGCCTCGGCATGGAGAAGCCCGAGATCGCCACGGCGCTCGGTCGCACCGCTCGTCATATCGACAACCTGTTCGTCCTCGCCAGCGCGAACCAGACGGTCAAGAAGGCCGTTGCGTCCGGGCAGATCGCGGGTGCCGAAGCCGTCAAGCTGATCCGCAAGGACCCCAAGACGGCGGCTGCCAAGATCACCGAGGCCGTCAAGAAGGCTGCCGAGCGCGGCAAGGCCAAGGCCACGCCCAAGACGATGGCGGAAAAGCCGACCGGCCCGAAGATGAAGATCGTCGCGGTCGAGCAGTCCATGCCGGAAGGCGAGACCATGGGCGAAGTCCTCAAGGCGCTGGCGAAGAAGATTCGCGAGCATGTCCAGATCGGCGAGGGCGACAAGCTCGGCGAGACCGGCATGATCCGGGTCAAGCTGGAGGTGATCGACCACGAGGCCGAAGCCGCCAAGGCCCAGGCTGCCGAGGAGAAGGCCGCCGCTGCCGCCAAGCGCGAGCAGGAGAAGGCCGAGGCCGCCGCGAAGCGTGAAGCCGACAAGAAGGCTGCCGCCGACAAGAAGGAGGCGGACGCCAAGGCCAAGCGCGAGGCGGAAGACAAGCTCCTCGCCGAGGCCGCCAAGGGCACCGGCAAGAAGGCGACCGCGCCCAAGAAGTCCTCGACCGCCAAGGCGACCGGGACGAAGGGCAAGGCCGCTTCCGGGGGCAAGGCCGCCGAAGCCGCTCAGAAGCCCGCTGAGGGCGATTCCAAGGCCGAGGCTACTCAGGTAGCCCCGGAGGCCGAATCGCCGCCCAGCGCGCCGGAATCGGGCCAGAACGGCACGGATGACGGCATGGGCGGTCTGTAAGTCGTGATCGTCGGCGTCACCGGCCACCGGGACGTTGAGCAGGAGCCGGGCGAACTGTTCATGTTCGCCCGGCTTTCTGTTGCCAAGATGGTCGAGCGCGGGGCAACGGAAATCATTACGGGCATGGCGCGAGGCTGGGACCTCAAGGTCGCCAAGGCCGCCGGGGACCTCGGGGTGCCCTACGTCGCGGCCCTCCCCTTCCCCGGTCAACCGAATCGCTGGTCGCAGGCGGACCAAGAGGACTGGGCATGGGCCGTCAAGGGCGCTGCCCGGATCGTCACGGTCTGCCAGATCGAGTTGAACATCTCCTACATCCGCCGGGATCGCTGGATCGTCGATCAGTGCGAGGAGCTTTGGGCGCTGGACAGCGGCAGGCCCTCGGGCAGCCATACCACGGTGTTGTACGCCGACGAGATCGGGCGTATCGTGAGGCCGCTCTGGGAGCCATGGACTCGCTTCCGCGCTGAAAGGAACTGATATGCCTCACATGCCGCACCGCACGATGCAGACCCAACCGAAGCCCGCCGTGGCCGAGGAAACCCCCATCCAGCGGGTCATCGGGGCTGGGATCGAGCGGCATCAGGGGACAACGAGGGTTCCGCGACCGCGCGTCTTGAAACCCCCCATCGGTTAGACTATACCCCGACTCGCTTCTCTGGGAGCGTCATAGCGCAGGTTCTCGACCGCCTCGCGCCTTGCCAAGGGAAGGCACCCGGTTTCGGCTTCGACTCCTTACCGGGTGCCTTCTTCTTTTCAGCTATTCAATTCGCGGAACCACGCGCGCAGCCAATCCACGTCGGCCTTGCACCCGGCCCACGCGCCCCGCATCCCTTTCAGGTACTCGCCGTTCGCCTCGTCCGAGACTGGGGCGGGCGGGACAGCCGGTTCATCCGGGCAGACCAACTTGTCCTCCGGGGGCACGGCGAACTGAGTCGTGGCGCAACCGGCCACGGCGAGCAGCAGGGGTAGAGCGAGCAGGCGTTTCATCGGCGGTTCTCCTTCTTCCGCAGGGTGTCGTAGTACGACTCGGTGACAGGACCGACCGGCTTGGCGGCCCCCTCGGGATCGCGCCGGGCGGCCTCGGCCTGCGCTTCCTCAAGCTCCTGCTGGGTCTCGACGAGATCGCGGGCCTGCTCCTCGGTCGCCAGATCGGCGGCGCGGTCGGCCTCAAGCTGCTTCTGGGCCTTGCGCGCCCGCTCGGCGCTCTCGTGCTGTTCGATGATGGAGGCGTCGTAGGCGCACTTGCCGAGGCTCAGGACAGCGATCAGCAGCAGGCCGAGGGTGATGATGCCAAGGACCTTGGCGACCTTCTCCGAGACCTGCTTGCCGAACAAGCCGGGCAGGAACGCGCCGATGGACATGATTAGGGACATGGTGGAATCTCCTTCGCGAGAGACCGCCTTTTAGCCTAGCCCCGGCTGGGGGTCTAGCCCCAACAGAAAGCCCGCCGATCCTGTGAGGGATGACGGGCTGTCCGGGGCCTGTAGGCTCAATCTCTGGTGCCAGCACCTTCCCGAAGCGGCCTGAGATGAAAGGCCGTGGGCGGTTCGGGGAAACCTGCAAGCAGGCTGTTCGGTCTATCCCTTCACTACCATGTCCCGGAAGCCGGGCCTATCGAGACCTAAGCGCAAGCGCCAGTACCGTTCGATCTGATCTCCCTAGACCGATTCGCGGTCGAGGTCAAGCGGCGATCTTGTAGCCGCCCTGCTGGAGGCCGGACTGGAAGTCCACCGCATACTCGGCGATCATCTCCTGCTTGTCGCGCCCGTTGATGATGTCCCGGCTGGCGATGAACTGGCTCAGCCGTGCCGGGCCGCTGGCGGGCAGATCGTCGTCAATATCGCGGCCCGTAAACCAGCCTTCGCGCATACCGAGGACGAGGATCGCGGCGGCGATCTCAGGCTCCATGGCCCGGTCAGGCTCGGCCACGAGGTCAACGTCGAAGCCCAGCGCCCGGAGCTTGGCGGTCGCCTTCACGTAGTTCGCCTTGCCAGTCAACTGGACATAGCCGCGACCGGGGAACTTCGCGCCGTCGCCGGGGGTCAGGTTGCCAAGCTCGCGGGCCTTCGCCGGGCGGTCGCCCCGGATGTCGTACATCTTCGTGAAGTAGGCCGGGCCGCCGATCTCCTTGATCGGCTGCATCGTCCCGGCGGTCTCGTGATAGGTCGTCGCCAGAGCATAGGCGGTCCACGAGATGCCCCAGCCCGCTTCGGCGCAGGCCCGGATGATCTTGTCGCAGCCCTCGAACTCCGTGGCGCTGATCTTCGGCCCGAGCATCTTGTTGCCGCGCAGGAAGTCGTAGAAGCGCCCGTAGTCGGCGAAGGCGAACCCGGCATCGTCATTCGCGGCAGCGGGCGGCTGGACAGGCCGGGGCGCGGTGACGACGATCTCCGTCTCGATCCCCTGCTCCATGATCGCGACGATCTGCTTCAACTGATCGAAGCTCTCCCGCGTGATGCTCATACGTTCGGTCATGCTCGACTCCTTGGCGCGAAGTCCTCCTCGTCGGCCTCAGGCGGCTCAGGAGAACGATTCTGGGTTGGAGGGGCCTCCGGTGCCCCGGCGGTCGTCCTGACCTCTGTGCGGCCTCCCTGCGGCGTCTCGACGACGGCGCTCCGGGTGATAGGGATGCCCGAACGCAGCAGCCGGGCGGACTGGATCAGCTTCACCATCTGCTCGGCGCTCGGCGCGAGCATGTAGAAGGTGATAAGCAGGACGTGGACCCCGATCATGTACCGGGTGATGCTGTAGACCAGATTCGGCTCGCGCATATCGTACAGGGCCTCGACCCCGAACCAGATGAAGGCGACCGAGATCAGGCTGAGCGCAAACGTATAGACCCGCCTCCAGAACCAGTTGGTCTCGGGAAGCGGGTCCTGAACGTCAACGCGCGAAGTGGCCGGGTCTGCCGTGGCCGAGGCACTGTTGGTCTGGGTGTCGTCGCTCATTGCCGCCTCCGCATGATCTCCAGAAGATCGACGGTTGCGGCGCGAAGGCGATGCTGTTCCTCGATCTGGGACCGCGTGATGGCCCGGTGATCCTGCAACGCTTCTATCAGTTGCACCGCGCGATGGTCAAGCGAGCGCAGGAGATCGGTGATCTCCTTGTTTACCGCGACAAGCTGGAGGTTCGAGTCGGACAGCGACCGGGCGGTAACGGTCTCCATGAGTAGGGCGGACTTGACTTCGGTTCCGGTGTCGGCTCCGCCCTTCTTGACCTCCTTGATTCCCTTGTAGATGCCCCCGACCACGGCGGCAATCGCGAGAGAGAAAACCCCGAGGCTGGTTAGGATTGCCGAGATGTCAGGCGGGGAGGCTGGCAATGCGGGCGTCACGGCGAGTCTCCTTTAGGACCTCCCGCTGCTTCTCCGCATGTACCACGTCAACGGCGGCTCGGTACGCTGAAAGGAGGTCAGCGATCACGAACCATGGATAGACGACCAGCCCGGTATTTGGAACCCCCGACTGCCAAAAACCGATGATGATCTGCGTCACGATGAACATGGAAAGGAAACTTGCGATCAATCGGATAAGCGGAGTGCGGGTCCACGCGCCGTTGACGAACAGCGCGATCCCACGACCCAACCCGACGATGAAACAGGAGCCGCCCCACGCGAGGGCCGGAAGGTCGGTGATCGGGGCGGAGATCGCCGCGAGGCCGCTGAACATGGAAGCCGTTTCCGGGGCGGTGAACAGGCCGGGATGCAGGAGGACGTAAATCCCCCAAGCGATCATGAAACCCGACATAAGCCATTCGAGCTTTCGGGCGGGCCAGTGCTGCCGCAAGGAACGGATAATCATGCTCGCTGTCCTCGACTCTTGCATCGGTGCCCCCGGTGTCCCTGTAAAGCGCGTTCATACCCCCAAGGTTCCCGAATGTCCAGTTTCGTTATCTCAGCAGAACGAAGCCTGAACAAGGGTGGAGGGGTCAGCCGATCATCATTGCGCCATGGCGACGACGGCCGCTGGGCGCTGGAGGATCGCCGATCTCCGGTGCGTAGAGCGTCAGGGCGTTGATGTCGAACGCGAGGTTATTGTCCGTCCCGTCGAACCGCAGCCCCTCGAACCGTCGCTGAATCGACCGGGTGCCAAGCGGGCAGGCAGTCAGGACCGCGAGGCTGGTCCACGTACTTGCCGCCGTCGAGCGCAACAGCGACGACACAGAACGGATAAGGTCTCCACCGTCGTCGTAGAAGTTGAGGATGAACCGTCCCTTGTCGTCGATTTTCGGGGCGTCGAAGTCAGAGACGACCGATGCGTCAAGCTGGACCATCACGTCACCGTTGTCGATTCGGTCAGCGTAGGCCGCCACGCTGACCGCAGCTTGACGGCCCGTCGCGCGAACGCTGGCCCCGGCCCGGAAGAATCGAGAGCCGTAGGCTGGAGCCGATATGCCGCTGCCCCGAGCAGAGGACGCCATGTCCGCGACATCGCCGCCAAGCGTCCAGCCGGGAGCGCCGGTCGCCGGGTCTGTATCGACCCCGATGGTCACGCTCAGTTCGGCGAAATCGGCGTCGGCCTGCGCGGTGTCGCTGATCCCGTACAACGTCTCTCGCTCCCACGAGCGATGCTCGTTCCGCAGCCAGTCCTCAGATAGTTCGCCGTTGCGGAGATAAACGAAGTCGATCAGGCCGTAGAACCGCTCGTCGGGCGAGCTATCTTCGACGCCGACGAACAAGGTGTCGCCGGTCCCCGCCGGACGTTGCGACGTACCGGCGTCCGTGGACTCCAAAATACCCTGCTTCCAGAACTTTCGATTAGTCGTTCCGTTGAAGGTATGACTGACCCGGAAACGATTTCCGACATAATTAGGCTCGTTGAACCGTTCACTATTGTCGAGCCAAGAATCGGTGCTATTCCACACCCCAAACTGGCCGGTAGAGCGACGGGCAAGGGTGGCACGATTGGCCGCCGTAGTCGAGTTGTCCGAGTACGACAAGACAGCGCCGTTCGCCCCGGATGACATCGGGATCACCGACGCACCGTAAGTCCATGTCGTTCGTTTCGGCAGCCCGGAGCAACGAAAGGGGGCGGTCGATAGCGTGTTCAACGCGGTCGGATAAAGATCGGTGAGCATGGCGTTCGGCATCGCCCGCCACAACGCGCTGGGTGCGCCGTCAAACAGAACGGCAAACGAGCCGTCCCCCAGCGAGCAGAGACCTTCGCGCCCGGTGTTAGGCGAAACGGTGCATACCGTTGTAAGCCCGGTGCCATCAAGATTGCATGTCGCGAGCAGCCGAGACGTGCCTACCATGTAAAACTTGTTGTCGTAGTATTCGATTCCCTGCTTCTCTGTCATCGAACCGACGGTGATAGTACCGAGGTACGCGCCGACCGAAGAATACTTATGCAGAACGGTGTTCCCCGCCGAAGTATAATCCGTCACGACGAAGTAACCGTTGATCGGGTCCCAGCAGATCGACGATACCTCGTGCGCCTGCGCCGAGATGTTATAGTTCCGGTTGTATGACAGATCGGCCACGTTGAACACGACGATGAACTGCGTGTCGTAAGGGCTGTTCGTGTATTCCTCGATAACGATGAAAAGCTCGCCGTCCTTGATTGTGCCGTCGCCGAGGTGGTTCAGAGCCGTCACGCCGGTCGCCGTTCGCACCGCCGCGAGAGGATTCGTGTTCTGGGCAACGAGGTCCCAGTTCTTGTCGTACTTGTAGATCGCGTTCGTGTCGATCAGATAGAAATGATTTCCGTCGTAGGCGACGCCTTGATGGACATCCACGGGAGGGCTGAGCCGCTGCCAGCCGAACGCCGAGGCGGTCCCGGCGGTCAGGTTCGCTTGCGTCGTCGCCGCGCCTGTCCGGTTGATGCTCGGGGCGCTGCCGACAAAGAAGCAGTCATAGTCGGACCAGACCGCGTTACGACCCAACGGGTCTGTGACCGCCGGGGCGGTCGCGGCATCGTCCACCGCGATATGATATTCGTTGATCTGCCCCGCCGTGAGCGTTGCCTTGAAGAAAAGTAAACCCTTCTTCGTAGTCGTGTCGATGAAAATCAGATCGAAGGGGACGTTGACCCCGGCGCTGTCTTTGACCCGGATGTACGCGCCTGCGGCATCTACGTTCAGCCAGAAGTTATCGGTCAACCGGGAGAGGTCGATCTTGTGAACGAAATCAGTGAGCGTCGAAGGGATCAACGCAGCCGGGACCTTGAGGTAGCAACCGCCGATGATAGCCATTACGCGATGTCCCCGCTAAGAACCCAAATATCCGTGTCCACCTTGACCAGAACCGCCACGGCGTATTGACCCCCGGTGTCGAAAACCGAACCTCGGGACAGGATCGTCACTCCGGTATCCGGCGTGATGGTCGTCGTGCCAGCGCCTCGCTGCTCGACATAGAGCCGAGTGCCGGTCGGAAAGGCAACGCTGGCGTTCGCGGGCACCGTGAAGGTGTTGGCCCCGGCGACATTCATCCGAACATAGCCGTTCGCGTCAGCGAGAACCGCTGTATAGCTCGCGGTCTGCCCGGTTACTGTCAACGCCCCTCCACCGCCGCCGCCCAGATCAGCGATGTCCTGCGTCGTCGTCCGCACGTTGGCACCGTCTTGTACGATCTCGACAAGCTCGTCTCCGGTCAGCGCGGCAGCCGGATCGAGTTCGCTGATTTTCTTGGTCGCCATCTCTTATTCCTCCAGAAGCCGAACCGCGCCGTCCTCGGTGACGCGGGCAACCCCATCTTCGGTGATACGGGCGTCCCCGCCCAGAATTAAGTTGAACCGATACAGGAAGAACGAGGCCACGTCATCCCGCTTCGATTCAAGCTCCATCCAGACCTCCGCCGGATCGCCGTCAGCGGCTTGCAGAGCCGCATCGTAGGTCCATGTATCGACGGCCCCGACATCGGTTTCGCTCAGCAGCGTAACGCCATCCTCGGCGAACACCCGAACATTGTAGGTAGTGCCCGGCTCAGGGCCGACGCTGCCCTCCTCATGCCCGACGAGCATATCTGCTTGGAGCTTCCGGTCGCGGTGTGCCCACGTCAACACAGGCTCGGGGTACGTTATCGAAATCAGATCGTAGATCGACTCACCGTCAACCTTCACGTCGCCGGGCGGGTAGGGCCGGAAAACGCGCTGATTGACTTCGATGGAGACCTCCGTGGCCGCCGATTGATCGAGAACATCCGTGGAAGTCCGAGTCAGCGCCTTGCCGTAAACGGTTTCACCGTCCTGATACTCGTCGCCATCCGCGCCAAGCTCGTCGTCGATCAGCCAGATCGTTGCGCCTGCTTCATGGGCAGCCGGGATCGTATCGGCCACGCCGCGCTTCACGGTCGCGAGCCGGGTCACGTCGTCGAACGCCACGAACTCAAGCTGCTCGTCGTCGATCAGGACTGCCATCCCGGCGACGAACTCCTGAACGAATTGAGCGATGTTCGATTCCTCGACCTCCAGCGACGTATCGAGCGGGCCGATGTTGGCGAACAGGGTAAGCCAGTTCGTGAAACCGACGGTCGGAACTTCGTCGGTGTCATAGACGCCGCTCGTTAGGCTGGTCAGAACATCGAAGCCCTGAGTCTGGACATTCGGCGGGTCCTTCGCAAGGATCGCCACGAAGCTCGCCTCGGCGTCCACGGCGTCCTGATCGGCGGTCGAGGTGACACGGTAGTAGTCGCGCCAGTTGACCTCGTACATACGGGTCTCGGCTGCCGGTACAGCGGTGAAGTCAGGAGGCGTCCAGCCGGTGCCGGGCGGCTCGATGAAAGAGGTTTCAGGCATCCCGAAGATGTCCTGAACCGATTTCACCGTCACCTTGCCGTCGGTCAGGGTGCCGTCGTTGACCTCGCCCGCCCGGAGGATCATGTTGTTGATCCCCTTCGCCGGGTGCGAGATGCGAAACGGCATCCCCGGAGCAATCCGCCAGCCACGTCGGTCGAGGATCACGTTCATCTTGCGGAGAGGCATCTGCACCTTGAGTTCGCGCAGGGCAACACGAGCGCAGAGCGTTCGAGTCGCCAGACCGCGATACTCGATAGTGTTGGAAATGATTTCTCCCTGAGACTGGATCGCCGCGAGGTTATGGACCCGGACCATAATGTCCTCTTTGGTCGTAGGATCGAACCCCTTGACGATGATCTCGTTGTAGCTGGTCTCCTCGCCGCTCGCGTCGTCGTCGATCACGTCGAGCAAGCCGGTGTCGGGAGTGAACAGCGGCAGGTCGTCCGGGTTGTAGTCGCCTCGGATCAAGCGCAAGGTCATCTTGCCGGTTTCCCGGTCAACATACTGGACCCCTCCAATATGATTGATGACGACCGGAATGAACTCCTTGATGTTCTCTTGCCTGAACCACGGGATACAGAGGCCCAGCCCCTCCGAGCAAAGCTGATTCGCTGCGGCGATATAGCTGTTCTCGTCGATCAGGTCGGCGGGCATACCCCGACCCCACTCAGGGTTCGTGTTGATCTCGTACAGCATGTGCGCGCCGTTCATCGCGTGGATGTCACCGCCGTTTTCGCTGTATAGAACGACGCGCGCCTTGGCCGGATACCAAGGATCGTCGTCAAACCAGCCAGCCGTATTCCGTCGAACGCGGAAGCTCCACTCCTTCGGGTATGGATTCATCGCCGCGACCATGCCGTCGAACCAGAGCGTCACGACTCCCCGGAAGTTCGGCACGTCGCCGCCAAGCATTGCAGCGATGCTCGGAAGAGTCCCGAGAGAACTGCTCAAGGCAGGCTGGAGGTTCTGGTTCGAGGCCCCGTTGTAGCAGTAGACGGGGCCTTTGATTCCGCCTTCTTTCTTCTCGCCGCCGAACAAGTCGGGCTTGTTGATTGTAATCAACTTGCCGCCGTCGGCGAGCGAGATCGGGGAGGTGTAGGCCGGGATGTCCCCGACTCGAATTTCTGCGATCTCGTTGATCGGCCCGCGCCCTAGACCCATGTGCAGGGAGAAGAAGTACCGATAGCCGATAGTCTGCTTCTTACTGCCCATTCTGAATCTCCCGGCGCGCGGCCTCTACGGGGCGCAAGGCGAGCGGGTCTCCGGTAGCAATGAAGTCAACTGCCGGGCGGCCCTCGGCCACGAAGCTGGGCCATGACCAGTTGCGCGCGGCGAACCAAGCCCGCGTCCCTTTCATGCAGAGATTGGCCTGCCGCATGTGCCGGACGTGAACGACGAGGCCGGACATCACTTCTTGCCCTTCGACTTGATCTTGGTCGTGCGGTAGTTCCCGAACCAGAGAACCATCCAGCCCTCGGTCCAGCAGTCGCCGAAGAACACCGCCTGCGGCGTCCCTTCGTCGGCCTGCGGGAAATCGAAGTCCTCCAGTGAGGCGGGCTTTTGGTTCTGAGGGCGTACCAGCAGCGATTGGATCGCTACCGACGCCACCAGAAAAACCAACGCCCAAGCAAACAGTGGCACCGCTCGACCTCCTCAAAATACCGGCGACCCGTCGAACGGCGACTTACCGGGCAAGTGTGGGAACCCGCCATAGTTGGGGAGGTTCGAGAACGCCTTGCAGGCAGTCGTGTTGCGGGCGCAACCGGGGTAGATTGTTATCTCACTTCCGACCTCAAGTCCATCGGTCGTTCCGAGAACCCTGAAATCATTTCCGATCTGCGATTCGATCCCGTATCGCTGGAAGCTGCCATCGGGCCGGGTGAACTCTACGAAGCCTCCGGTGAAGCTGCCTTCCGCAGGCTGAGCGAAGGTCAGAACGGTGAAGTTCGTCCCTGTCAGCGTTGCGACTTCGTGAGGGTATGCGTGGAGAGCCTTGTTCACCTTGCAACCGAACGCCGAGTAGAGGACGTGCGGGCACATGCGGCCCCACGCCAGACGAAGCCCCTGCCGGTCGTAAGAGCCGCCCAGCGACCGGCAAGCCATCTGCACCGTCGCCTTGTCTACCAGCGTCGCGTTGACGACCGTGCCAGACCAGAGCAGCGGGGTCTCGTCGTCCGGGTCGCCGACATGCCAGCGGCGAACCGTCAGCCAGATTTTGCCCGACGGCTGGCTGTTACGGAACAGCGCGGCGACCGGGTGATTCGATTGCGTGATGATCTGGAGATCGTTCTGGTCCGAGCCGCCCTGCACCACGCCCTCGTCGGTGATCGCGAGCGCCGTCCAGACCTCGCCGTCAACCGTGCGGTCCTCGTCGTCGGTGCAGTACCGCCAGTAGGTGTTGCCGTACCGGAACTCATAGAGCGCGATAGGCTTGCCGCCGCTGTTGGAAGTCTCGTAATCGCCGTATGCCACCGATCAATTCCTAATCAAGATGCCGGGCGTAAACAGGTCCCAGTAGTTGTCGTTATTCGAGCCTTCGTCTCGGATGTTCTCCGCGCCGAATCGCATGATGCGGGTGCCCGGCGGTACAGCCGTCTCCGGGAAGGTCATAAGAGTCCATGTGTTTTCGTAGCCGAACGGCGTGTTGACGCGGCCCAGAAGCGACCCACCGCCGTCTCGGAACTCGACGAACATGCGCCCATGATCGGTCTGCTCGGCATAGGTCTGGTGATACGCCGAGAAATTGGCGATGGTGACATCCCCGGCGTCGATAGCCGTGTACCATGTGTTCGGCACGTCGAGGTCCTGGTAGAACTCGCTGGCAGCGTTGACCCCCGGCCAGCCGACTTGAGTTCCATCGTAGGCCCCGTCTCCGTTGGGCGTGCTGGTCCGCGACTGGATCGTGCCGGACCAGCCGGTAGTGCCCTGCTCGAACGAGGGGTTGACCAGCGTGAACGGCGACCCGCAAGGCGAGGAGTTCATCGTAGCCGCCGGGATCGGGAAGCTGATCGGCGTCGGCGAGGTCCGGGTGTTCTTGAACGTGCGGAAGGTCGCGCTCGCGTCATGGTGCGCGTCAACCCCGCCATAGTGCGTGATCTCGAAATCGTCGGTATCGAATCGGGCGACATCGGCGAAGCTGATCCGGTGGACAAGCCCCGGCGAGAGGGCTAGACCCAGCGCGGCGTCTAGGTTCAGCTTCTCGGTCGCGGCGGTCGATCCGGGGACTACGGAGAGGACTTTGCGGAGGATCGTGCCCCCGGCATGTTTGATCGCGATATATTCGCGACCGCTCGTCGGACCCCCGGTGTAGAGGTAGCCGACGTTTTCGACCTCGATCTGTGTAGCGCCCGATCCCGGAGAGTTCACCAGCCGAAGGTCGGCTTTGAACGTCGGGAGCCAGAAAGCGCCTGCCCGGCCTCGGTGCCGGTAGATCAGGTCGCGGAACCCTGCGAGCTTTTGACGGCCTGTCAGGAACCAGCGATGGGCCTGCCCAAGGAGGGCGCGACCCAGCGTGTCCACCTGATAGGTCAGGCCGATCTCGGTGTCAAGCAGGGCGATCTCCCGGTTCATGGAGGTCGTCAGGTCCTCGACCCAGTTGGGTTCGCTCAGGAACACCGGCAGAGTCAGGTACGTCGGCGAAGCGTCGGCAGCCGGGGTCCATGGATTCGGGCCGATCACGCGCAACTGGGCCGTGACAACCGCCGTCCCGGCAGTCCGGTGATCCAGATCGCCGACCTGATCGAGAACCGCCCGGCGCAGCGGCAGGAGCTTGGTCCCCTTCGGCCACGGGCGAGTGACGGGGGCCGCCAGATCGACCCCGCCCGCGTCTACGGACGCGATCTCGACGACCTCGTAGTCCATCGCCGTCTTGCCGGTCAGGATCGCCAGCCGCCCCTCGTGGTACTCCCACTCGCGGTAGCTCGTGTCGAAGTCGATCCGGTCGCTCTCCGTGGCCGTGAGAGCCGATGACAGGGTGACAACCTCCCAGTAGAGCGGCGCGACGACCTGTCCACCGCCGAGGGCGTTGATAAACAGGTCCCAGAACGCCCGCTCAGGCCCCGTGAGAAGGAAATCCGCCTCAAAGGTCCTCCGGGGCGTCGGACGCAGGGAACGGCGCTGCTCGGCCCCCTCAGACGCCGCCAGCACGTCAGTCAGGAACGCCAGCCGCTCCAGCATCGGCTCCCGCCAGTTCGGGCGGAACGAGAATACAGGGAGATCGCTGTCCGCCATCACTTGAGAACCTGCTTGATCGTTTCCTTGTTCTGCCGAATCACGGTCAGGATCGACTTCTGGCCCGTGCGACTCTGCATAGCGTTAGGCACCGCCGCCGGGTCGAGCAAGAGGACCTGCTTGAGACCGGGCGCTCCACCTTCACCGCCGCCGCCCTTGCCGATGTTGCGGATATGGCGCGGGTCGTCCTCGGTCAGGACTTCCTCGCCCCGCTGGAGGACCGCCTTGTATTCGTCCGGGCGCAGGCCCAGACCGCCGCCGCCGTGGAACTTGGGGGCACCGATCCAGCCGACATCGCTCCCGCCGGTTCGACGCTGCCGCGAAGCCCCGCGACCGCCGACGATGCCGCCATCATGGAACAGGAAGGACAGGCCGCCGCTACCCGCGCCGAGGACCGACTTAGCGATCTGCAAGGCGACCATCTGGATCAGGACTTGCGCGATAGAATCGAGGATGCTCCCGAAGATGCTGAGCGCCGTCTGGCCCAAGTTCTTCAAGGCGTCGCCGAAGCTCTCGGTGCCGCTAATCACGCCGACGATGGACTGGGCAATCGAGTTGAAGGCTGTCACGACGCCCTGCTGGATCGCACCGCTGACGGCGGTATTGATCTGCTGCAACCGGGGGTCGATCTGAGACAGCCCGGCGTTCACCGCTTGCAGCTTCGCCAGCCATGCGTTGTACGCGGTATCCGTGATGACCGGCAGCCCGGTAAGCGGGTCGATAGTGTTGTGGAGGAGTTCGACCTGCTCCCGAAGCTGCGCGATGACCGGCGCGATGGACGCGGCCTGCCGGGCGTATGCTTCCGCCGTAAGCTGCCGAGTCTCTGCGTCGGTCTGCAAACCGAGTTCGTTCAACGTCTGGTAGGAGCGGACGAGATCATCGCGCTCCTTGAGAAGCTGATCGAGCTTGCTGCTGGTCTGGTCGAGTCCGGCCAAGCCAATATCGGCCACCGCGCGATTGGTCCCCTCGCCGCTGATAATCCGCTCCAGCGAGGCGATCCACGAAACCATTTCCGGGGAGGGGTTCGTCCCTGCCAGCGCGCGGGCGACCGTGAGCGCCTGCTGAGCCGCGTTGACGATCTGGGGCGAGATACGACCCGTCACTTCGGCGGCCTGCTCCATGGCCTCCTGAGTCGTGATCGCGCCCCGCACCTGAGCGTCGCTGATCCGGTCAAGCTCGGCTTCACGCTGGCGCTCAAGGAGGGCAGCCTGCTCCTGATAGAACTTGATCGTCTCCTCGTCCTTGAGGCGCTGCTTCGTCGCTTCGACCTGCCGCTCGATCACGTCGAGGCTCACGCCATCCGAGTCGGTCGTCATCCCGAGAGAGCGCACCTTCTGGATGCTGTCAGCGATGGTTTCGTACCGCTCGTTGATCGCCTCAAGGCGCTGCTCAAGGCTGGCAGAGGCTCCGGTGAAGGCGGCCCGGTTCAACTGGCGAAGCTGGCCCTCAAGCTGGCGCTGAGCCGATTCGCGCTGGCGCTGGGCAGCCTCGGCGGCCCGCTGAGCGCGCTTCGCGGCTGCATCCGAACGCTTGCCCGCCCGAGCGCCTTCCTGATTGATCTTGCGCTGCTCAGCCGCGATAGCCTGCGTGACGGCGCGCTCCTCAAGGGCCTGACTGACCCCGGCGGCCTGCGCGCGCGTCCGGGCCTCCCGCTCAGCACGGGCCAGCCGTTCGGCCCGGCTGAGTTCGCGGGTCTGGTCAACCTCCTCGTCAAGCTCATTGGCGAACCGGCGATCTCGAATCTGCTGGTCGCTCGCGCCACGAGGAGCCGGGGCGTTCAAACCTCGCTGGGTACGGATGACCTGAAAAGCGTCGGCCTGAGCGCCTTCGATTCCCTTGCCCGCAAGCAGGCCGGTCAGGAAGGTGAAGCCAACAATCGTGTCGTTGATATACTGATTGATTCGGTCAATGACCGGCTGGAACGTGGACTGGAGCCAGCCGGTGAACGACTGCCACGCGCTCTTGAGGTTGTTGACCGCCGGGGTCCACGACGACTGAGTCGCGTCGGCGATCTGCTGGTTACGCTCGGCCACGCGGTCGAGGACGTACTGCCGCGCTTCGCCAGCCCGGCCCGCCTCGAACAGGGCTTCGGCGTGGGCCAGATCAGCCTCGGTCAGGTCGTTCGTTTTCTCGGCGAGGTCGAACACCGCGTCGATCCCGCCCTGCTGGACATCCACGAGCAACTGGGTCGCTTCAACAACGTCGATCCCGAGCCGCTGGGCCAGCCGCCCGGCAGCCTCGGAATAGGTTTCGATGGAGGCGGTGTCGAAGCCCTCCTCGACGAGCAGGAGCATGGCCTTGCGGGCGTCCTCGGCCTTCTCGGCGACCCCCTCCAGCTTCTCTTGTGCGTCGGCGAACCGCTGCACGTCGATTCCGTCGCCGAGCGGGGCCTGCGCGAGGTCCTTGCTGGCCTGCTTGAGCCGTTCGGCGTCCGTGTAGATTTCGCGGAAGGCGAACCCGAGCGCCGCTACGACGGCGATCACGGGTGCCCATACGACCGCGATCCGGGCAATGGTCGAAATCATGCCGGGGAAAATCTGGCTGATCTGCGAACCCTGCTGGATCAGGACGATGAACGGATTCTGCCCAGACGCCAGCGACACGAAGATGTCGTTAAGCTGGAAGCTCAGATTGGACAGGTCGTTCGGCTTGAGGCCGAACAGCCCGTTGGTCCGCTGGCCCCCGCGACCGAGCGTCGTGTTGATACGACCGAGCGCCCCGGCAGTCCTCGTGGCCGCTGCTTCGAGTCGCGCCTGTTCGCCCGCCAGATCGACCGTGTTGATCCCGGCGGTGCGAAGCTCCCGGCTCAGTTGCCCGAGCTTCACTTCCTCCTGATTGAGCGCGCGCCCGGTCTGCTCCAGCCGGGTCTCCGCCTGCTTGAGTGAGTTGGCAAGCTGCTCGGTCGGTTCGTCCGCCGCAGCCATGGCCTGACCGAGTCGTTGCACGTCAGCCTGAGCGGCCTCGAACTGCTGCCGGGCAGCCGCCGTAGCGGCCTCCTGCTGCTGGAAGGTATCGACAAGGCCGCCCTGCCGCAGGAGAGCCGCTGAGGCCGCTGCAAGCTGGTTATAGGCATCGTTCAGCAGGCCGACGTTCTTCACGCCGTCAGCAGCCGCCAGATCGGCCTTCTCGATAGCTGCCTCGACGCCGCCGAGAGTCTGGAGCGCAGCATTGCCCGGATCAATGATCGCCCGGAGGCCAGCGGCCACCTGCTGCGACGTGACCGCCATCGTCTGCCCGGTCTCGACGAAGCGCGAGATGTCGCGGCTGGCTTCGCTGGCCTGCTGCCCGACGGACCGGAAACCAGTCAGCGCGGCAAGCTGATTGTCCGCTACCTTGACGGTGTTGATCGCGTCGCCGAACAACTGGACGAAGCGGCTGGCCTGCCCGAGTCGCTGGGCCTCGGCGATCTTGCGCTCGAACCCCTGCTGGGCGGCGAGGCTGGCTTCCTCCTGCCGGGCGCGCGCGATGTTACCGGCGTACCCGTCGATAGCCGTGTTGACCTGCACCAGCCCTGCGCCGATCTGGCGGGCGGTGTTGACGATCCCGGCCTGCGCCTGATCGAGATTGTTGGTCGCGACCCCGGCGCGTTCGAGGACCGTGATCTGCTCGGCGAGGTCGGCCTTGTTCTTATCGACGGCGGCGCTGGTCCGGGTGACGGCGACCTCAAGCCGCTGCATCCGATTCTCTTGAGCGGCGGTCGCCTTACCGGCGGCCTCGACTTCCGCCTTGAGCGCGGCGAGATCAGCCTTCGCCTTGTCGGCAGCAGCGCCTACCTTGTCTGAGGTCGCCACCAGCCGGTTGTATGCGTCGATCTGCCCTTGGATGGCGGAGAGATCGCGCCCGGCGGCGGCAAGGGCCTCCTGCGTCCGGCGAAGCTCCTGCAAGCTGATCTCGCCGCGCTCGGCCTGCGCGATCTGCTCGCCGATCTTCGTGTTCAGCGCGTCAATGTTCGCGGTGACTTGCTGGAAAGAACGACCCGTAGTCTCGCGAGCGGAGATCAGCAGTTCGATGTCGCGGCGGGTCGTTGCCATAGCCCTCAGTCCTCAAGGTCTCGCAGGAATTTCTCGTAGGCTCTTATACCCTTTTTGCCACCCGAGAAAACTGCTGATCCAACATGCTGGTCGGCTACCATGCGAAAAGCCATTTCCCGGCGCTTGATGACCCTCAGAAGCTCGCTTTCGTTGGCGAGCTTGCCGAGGGCGTATCGGTGCGCGTCCGGGTGGCCGTTCGACTTTAGGTAGCTGACGGCTTCTCGGATGTTGCGATAATAGTCTGCAATGACGACATCAGGGGGCCGGGCTTGAGACCGTTTGCCTCTAGCAGGCTTGCCACGACCCCCAAGGCTTTTCCCAAGTCGATACCCCCATCTTCGGCGGTAAGGATCGCGATGGCCTTGAGGGCTTCGATCTGCTTGACGAACGAGAGTCGGCGGAACTTCTCGACATCCTCGGCGCTAGTGGCCTCGGCGCAGCGGGAAATGATTTCCACCGCCATCATCGGGAAGTCCTTGACGATTTCCATGACCAGATCGGCCACGGCGCTTTTCTGGACGACGCCCTTGGTCGCGTACTTCGCGACGGTCGCCTTCATGTCCTCCAGATAGTGAACAGTGAGGAACGTCACGTCCTCCGAGTTCATGCCCCGGACGGTAAAGAAACCGCCCTTCGACCCGACTTCGATTCGGGTCATCTCAATATCGAAACTCGCAGCCATATCGACTCCTTGACATAGAAAAGGGGCGACCCCGGAAGGAGTCGCCCCTGTTAGGTTCTCCGGGAGTTCGGAGCTTACGCCGTGACGGGGCGACCGTCAACGTAATGCTTCTCGTAGCCCTCCTTCTTGAGGACTTCACCCGTGAACGACATCTCGCTCCACGAGTCGGCCTTGAACTCGTAATCGCCGTCCGGGGACAGGTCGATCAGAGGCCAGAAGTCGTCGCGGTTCTCGCCAGCCGTGTTGTCGGCGATATAGCGCAGCGCGCCCCGGATCGTCTCGCCCTTGGAGATGACGACCGTGCGACTGTGCGCCGCTGCGGTGTAGGTGACGATGATGTCGTCCCCGTCGTCGATGTCCGGGGCATCTTCCTTGATGAAGATACGGCCCAGTTCGAGATCGACGTCGTAGTTCGCGCCGCCAGCGCCGCCGGGGATGGCTGCCGGGGTCGGCGTCGCATCATCGGTAACGGTCGTGATGGTCACGGCACGAGCGCCGGTCGGGGCGGTCGGCCCTACGCCAAGCTGATACCAGCGGCCCCGCATCACGGTAAGAGTTTCCGGGGTGCTGGTGATCGCCGACACGGCCAGAGTCTCGGCGGTGCCCTTCCAGAGCATCGCGAGGTTTTCCGGCTGGATGTCATCGGTCGTGAAGCCGACGGACTGGTCCGACTGCGTGACGACCGAAGCGTCCTTGGCGCGCTCCTTCTCGTCCGAGGAGTAATGCTCCTCGCGCGTCTCGTCGGTCGAGCCGGTCAGCGACGTGGTGTTGCCGATGTAATACTCGCCGGTCAAATTGCCGTCGGCATCCATGCGGTCGAAATAGAGCTTGCCAGCCCCCAGAGTATAATTCTTTGTGCGCGCCATGGGATCAATCCTCCTGAACAAAGGGCATGGTAAGGTCCGTCACGTTCCCGACGGAGATGGGCATGTAGAAGTACGCGGTGTCTGATACATTATCTTTGCCCGGTCGCACAATAGGAATCTGATACCGGACTTCCCCGATCAAGCCGCCCAGTCGCCACTCGTTCGGGTAGAGGCCGCCGCGCGCCCCATTTCGGTTCTCCGAGGTGATCCGGGCAAGCCGCATCTGGACCCACGCGAGAAGGTCGTAAGCCGGGTCGGTCGGGTGCTTCTTGTTGTCCTTCGCGAACCCATGAATGAGGATCGTCCAGTCCTCGTCCTGTTGCAGGCGACCGGAGCCGCCGCCGTTCGGGTCGATCTGCCGGGGGGCCTCCAGAACCGCCAGAAACGGCTCCTTCACCTCGTCCCCGAACTCGACCCGCCCCCGGAACACCGAATCACTCAGGTCATACGGGCACTCGATCCCGGTCATCTCGGCTGGCAGGTCAACCCAAGCCGGGGTGATGCCCTCCAGATGATCGGTCAGCGCCTTCATGATCTTGAGCTTCTTGGAAATCATTTCACGCTCCCGCTGAGTCGGACGAACTGCCGGATGAACTCGCGCTGCAACTGGTCGGCCACGGAGGGACTTTCGGCCACGCTGACTTGGCGGAACACCTGATCTACGGAGGGGCCATACAGCAGATAGAGGTCGGGCGCTAGTTGAACTCCAGCCCCGCCCTTCTTTCGTCCCCGGAGCCGGTCGCCGGGCTTGAGGCGAATCGCCAGACCGACGTTGAACCCGTCGCTGGTATCGCCCCCACGGCGGAGCCGAACGAAGAAACCCCCCTCGATTCGCTTGGCTCCGCCGCCCCTGTTGACCTTGACCCGGACGCCGCCGGTTCGGCGCGCGCCCTCGAAACTCTGCCCTTCGGCGAACCGGGCCAGCGAAGTCGGACGGAAGCGCGCCGTGATGGCCGCTGTCAGGTCCGCGTCAGTCGCTCGCTTGGTCTGTCCGAATCGGTCGGTGTCCTCCAGATAGCCGGGCGGGAAGTTCACCTCGTCCTTCATGGCCTTCCGCATCTGCGGAACTGCCTTCCGGCTGGTCACGCTGTTGATCGCGATCCTCGCGGACGTGCGCGCTGCCGCTGGCTGGGCGGACAGGAAGTCGTCGATCTCAAGCAGGTTAACGGCGGTGATTCTAGCGGACATGCCCGCCTCGCTGGTCTAGCCCCGCACCCGTGCCACGACCCATACGGTCTCGCTGGGGCCGTCTGGAGGCTCTTGGGTGTCGAGGGAGAAGGTCAGACCCTTGTAGCCCTCTATCGTCACCTCAGCGGCGCGGGAGAGGACGAGAGGGGCTTCCCCGTTGGCGACGAGGGCTGCGGATACTGCCGCCACGTTCTCGTCGAGGAAAACCAGCTTGTCGATCCCGTCAATGATCTCGGCGTAGTCGCCGTTCAGATCACCAGTCCGGTCGATCTTGTTGTGGTAGCGGACGGTCAGGGTCTCGCCCGTATAGTCCTCGGCGAAGATCAGGCCGTCCGGGTGATCCTCGTCTACCAGAGTCGCGGGTACGGCGAGCTTTCCGTGGATAGCTCGCCGCGCCTTCGCTTTGATGTCTGCCAGAGACATCGGGTCCCTTACAGGCCGCCGTCGGGATCGCCGCCGCCGTCCGAGCCGCCCGACTTGTCATCGGTCTGCCCGGCTTCGTGCTGCTTGCCGAGGGTCTGGAGGTCGGCCTTCTTGGCGTTCGCCGGATATTCGACCGAGTGGAAGTCGAGATACGCCTTCAACTGGTCCACCGACTTGTCGTCCATGGCGACATCCTGCCCGGCGTAGTCCGGCACCTCGACGACCTCGGGTTCCGACGCGACGACGCGAGCGCCGCCTTCCTGAATCGGATCGCGGTAGTGGAGCTTGCCGGTCGCCGCCGTCAGGCGGTCGAGCAGGGCGAGTTCGTCGTCGGTCAGTTCGACGACCTTCTTGGCGGCGAAGCGAACGCGGCGCTCCTCCTCCTTGTCGCCGACGGAGACCATGCGGGTCGTGGTGAACGCGACCAGAAGCAGTTTCAGGGCCATGATGATAATTCCTCGTTCTTCTCTGGGCTACAGGGTGAAAGGCCGGGGTTGCCCCCGGCCTCCCGTCGTTCAAGTTATTCCGGGTCGTGGACCTGCAACTTGAAGCTGTTGTTCGGCTCCATGGGAACCGGCAGCGGGGCCGACTGGCTCAGGGTGTATTCCTTCGCCGGATCGTCGTTCTTCTTGTCCACGATGCGCGGGAAGATACGCATCGGGCGGAGACCGGCGTTCGGGTCCTTGATGGCACCGAAGGTCTGGACACCGCTCAGCTTGTTGCCGACGCCGACGACCGCGTTGGGGTCAATGTAGTACCCCTCGGTCAGAGCGCCCGTGTCGGGATCGCGCTGGTGGAAGTAGCCCGCGTAGGTCCAGATGCGAACCCGCGAAGCCGACTGGCCGCCGACGAGGACCGCCTTGAGTTCCGCTTCCTTGTCGGTCTCGGCCTGACCGAGGATCGAGTGATCCGCAGCCGAACCGCCGATTCGGTAATCGGTGTTCAGGAGAGCCTTGAAGTCGGCGTTCTTGTAGGCCCGATCATAGGCTTCTTCGCCCATGATAAGGTCAGTGATCCGGCCACCGCTGAGCTTGCGCGCCAGCTTCATCTTGACCTGCAAGTCCGTCAGCGGGACAGCCGCCGACTCGCCCCAGCGCGCCGTCGAGGTCAGAACCTCGGTCAGATCGGCGTCGCGGTTGAAGTCGATGGTGACACGCGGATAGTCCTCGCCCTCGATCACGACGGAGCCGTTCACGAGCGCCTGAGCGCACATCCAGTTGATCCGGCGCTCGATCATCTCCCGCTCAAGGCGGAAGTTCTCGGCGATGGTCGCGTCATACCGCTGCTGCGGCGTCAGCGAACCGACAACCGGCTGTTCGCCAGCCCGGCGCTTGAACTGCTGCTGCACGTCAATGTCGTGCTTCGGCTTCACATACGCGGGCTTGAAGGAACGGGTGTCGAACCCGCCCTTCGCCATCACGCGGCCCTCGACGTGCGGGGCAACGAACGGCGCGAGGATGTAGCGATCTTCGCTGATCTCGTCGAAGAACACCTTCTCGGTCGTGAAGGTGATCTCGTCCGGGAAGAACTGGAGGAAGAAAAGCGGGTCGATCTGCTGGCGGTTCTGGACGCCAATCAGAGTTGCGGTATCATAATCAGCCATCTGGCGTCTCCTTGAGCAGGTCCCCCGTTCCACCATGAACGGCATCGGGAAATGGGTACTTCAAAATCCCGGCGGCTACAAGAGCCGCCGGAACGTCGTCGGGTTACAGAAGCCGCTTGATGCGGAACGGAGCGCCCCACTTCTCCAGAGCCGCCATCTTCTCCTCGTAGCTGGCGGAAGCCAGCCCGGCGGGCCAGACGAGCAGGTCGGGGTTGAAGCAGGCCGACACGTAGTACGGACCATAGGTGTCGGCGTTGTAGCCGCCGCCCGTGTTGGTCGTGTTCATGTCCGCCGCAGCGACGCCGACGGGGATGGCCGCCGGACCCGGCTCGGTCTGGTCGGTCGCGCCGCCCACGACATCCGCCGTGGCCGTCGGGTCCCACTTGACCAGATCGCCGGTTGCATCCTTCGCGAGGATGGTCAGAACGGCGAAATTGATGCCGGTCTTATACTTCGCAGCCGACGTTTTGATCTCGTCCTCTGCGGTGAAAAGCTGGGTCGGCGAAAAGCTCGCCTCGTCGGTCATCCCGGCGATCCAGTCCTCGTTGCTGTAACCTTCAACAGCCATGATGGCCTCCTTCTGAAATGATTTCCACCGCTCAGGCTAGGGCTTACGCCTTCGCCTGCTCGAACTTACGGCCCGTCGCTGCCGCCTGCGCCCCGAGGATTCGGGAAACATTGGCGGTCACGGCATCGCCGTCATCGCCGCCGCCCTTGCCGTCAGGCCCGACATCGGGGTGCTTGCCCTGATCCATCGCCTGCTCGAACTGCGACTTGCCTTTGGCCTTGTCGCCGCCGTCCTTGCCCTCGTCGTCGCCCTTCGGCTCGTCCTTGGGTTCGTCCTTCGGTTCATCCTTGGGTTCGTCCTTCGGCTCCTCGGCGGGAGCCTCGGCCTTCGGCGAGACCTTGAGCATCGCCACGGCGTCATCCACCGACATATCGGTGTTGTACGCCAGATGCTCGGCGAGACCTTCGCGCCCGGTCGCTTCTTCGTGGGTCATGATGCCCTTGATACGCGCCTTCGTCTCGTTCGCGACGGCGGCCCGATCCTCGGAACTGATTTCTGCCATGGTAACTTCCTCCTGAGAGTCATCTTCGGTTGCAGGGTCATTCGCAGCATTGCCAAGCTCGGCTACGAACGACGCTACCGCCGTCGTTGGAGACTCCGCCGCGTCGATCAGGCCGAGCGACAACGCTTCCGTCGGCCTCATTACACGAGCCTCGGTGCCCTTGACAACACTTTCTTCGATTCCGCGAAACTCGGCCACGGCGGCATAGAACTCGCCAGCGCGCTCGTCTACCATGCCTTGCAGGTACGCGCGGTCCTCCTTGGACATCTGCTCGTACATATTGCCGCTGGTTTTGAACTTGCCTGCCTTCACGAACTCGGCCTCGATCCCCCACTCCGCGAGCATCTTGCCGATGTTCATGTGGAGGATGTAGACGCCGATGGAGCCGACGCTGCCCGAGGGCGCGCAGACGATTCGGTTGCACGGGGCCGCCAGCCAGAAGCCGCCGGAAGCGGACAGGCTGTTGACCAGCGCCATGGTCGGCTTGTCGAGCGAATTGATTTCGCGCGCAAGCTCGTCGCACCCGGCAGCTTCGCCGCCCGGCGAGTCGTGATCGAACACGATCAGGTTCACGTCGGCGTCGGCGGCGGCAAGGTTCATCTGCTTGCGGATGAAGTCGTAGCCGGTGACGAAGCCCCAGCAGTAGTTGAAGCGGTTAATCAGGATGCCGTGGACCGGGATCACCGCCACGCCGTCCTGATAGATGAACGGCTTCGCCGGGCCGTCGGGACCGTCCTCCCAGCCCCACGACGACATGACTTCCGTGCGGACCTCGTTCCACGCGGCAGAGGGGTCCGTGACCTGCTCCGCCTCGTTCAGGAGGCCCATGAGCATGGATTCGGCGTGGCGGTCGCTGATAAGGCAGTCCCCCGCCGACATGCGGCTGAGGACCTGCGCCATAAGGCCGCGCTTACGCAGCTTCGTCATCGGATTCTCCCGTGTCGTTCATCTCGGCATCGTCGGCATTGTCCTCGGCGTCGCTCGCTTCGCCTTGGTCTCCGCCCTGCCCCGTGTTGCCTTTGTTTGTGTTCAGATCGAACACGAGCTTATGTTCCTCCAGCAGACCAGCTTCAAGCGCCTTCTGCTCGAAAATCTCACGGTAGTCATTTCCGAGTCGCCCGATCTCGATCTCGTAGGTCGAGAGGCCCGCCTTGATCCGAAGGATCGCGGCTTGCGTCTCCTTGAGTTCGTCGATCTGGCCGGTGCCGGTGCCGATCCACGCGCAATTGCTGAAAGCCTCGCGCATGAGCGGCTTGTAGAAATCGTCGCGAGTGAAGCCCGGCGGCAGCGGCACCTCGCCCTGCGAGATGAACTCCTCCAGCACGTTGCCGTAGATGTTGTTCGCCAGACGGTCGGCGACCGACTTCTTGCGCGACCGCATCGCCCGGCGGGTGTTCTCCGTCGAGAGCTTGGCCGTGGCGTAGGACATCTTGGAGTAGTCTCGCGAGAACTCCGCATAGTCCATGTTCAGGGCCGCCGCCGTATGCCGAAGCAACGAAGCCTCGAAATCAGTTCCGACCCCGCCGGGCGTACCCAGCGTTTTCATGTTCAGCTTCGTGCCCGGATACAGATGCGGGATCATCGCACCGTCGAGCGCGATGTTCTCGGCCCCGGCGAGATACTTCTGGAGGCCCGCCAGATAAGCCCCGATTGCCGTGTTCAGCGATTCGGGGGTGCTGGCGTCGCCGCCCATGGCGACAATCATTTCCGCCGTCGGCATCTCGGATTCGATGGCAGCGCAATAGGTGGCATTGATGACCGCGTTCTGGAGAACCACGTCCTGCAAGTGCTTGGTCATCCGCATACGCTTGAGGGCTGCGACCATATCGGCCACGCCGCGATGCTGATCCGGGAAAAGCTGCTCGATAATGTGGATCACCTGAGGACGGCCCCACGGCTTGTACCGGGGGATGTAGGTGAAATCGAGCATGTCGTATGCGCCGGGCCAGAACGAGTTCGGGTGATTCCGCTGGATGAAGTATCCAACGGGCTTGCCCCGCCCATCTACCTTGACCCCTCGGCGGAGGTCCTTCGTGTCGGTCTGCCAGTCCGGGTTGCGGAGACGGCTGGGATCGACCGACTGGAAGCATGTCTTGATCGGTCGCCCGGCGGAGCGATCCCACTCCGAGGTCTCCAGCACTTCGCCGGTCATCACGAACCCGGCGACGCCGAGACGAATCTTGCCGGTGAACGTGTTCATGCCTGCCGCGTCAAGGTAGCAGGCTTCGCTCTCGGCGATCAGATGGAACCGATTCTCGATGATCTTCTGCGCCTCGTCGGCCCACTCCTTCGTCGCGCCGGGGATCACCTTCCAAGCGATCTTGGCGTTCAGCCGGTATTGCGCGCCGACGATGGAGTCCATGTGCGACTGGATCGCGCCACGGGCGTAGCCATCGTTGATGACCATATCCTTGGCGCGAGCGTCGGCTGGTTCCTTGACGGTGTTGATCGCCCGGTCAGGCGGGATCGACGCGACGTTCCAGTTCGCGGTCTCCCGGCTGGTCCGTTCAGCGCCCTCCAGCCCGCCGCCGAGGGCATGTTCCACGGAGCCGTTGCCCCGGTAAATCTGGACATCGGTGCGACCGCGCATCTGGGTCCCGAAGTCGAACGCCTGCTGATCTGCGCCCATTACAGCCTCCGTCCGAAGGTGAATCGAATTGGCCCACGGTAGGCCGAGCGCAGACCTTGGCAGACCGCCAGTTCGTTTTCAAGGCGGGTGATGTAGGCGAGCAGGCCGTTGGCGTTCGCGCGGCTATACTGGATGCTCTCGCCGTTCTGGTCAACGAACCGGGTGATCGCCCCGCCCGTCATGAGTTCATCGTATGCCTTGCGCGCCGCGTCGAGCCGGGTCTGGATTGAAGTGCAGTCCGCCATGTGGCCGGTTCCTTACGCGATCTTGGAAGCGATTTCCGTGAGGTCATAACTCGTTTTCGGCTTCTCCGCAAATGGTTCCGATCCGGGCTTGACAATAAAGGGATTAGCTGGATCACGAGGATCGGCCCAAGACGGCAAGTTACCCCAGAAATTCGGACGTTCGCATCGAATATACTTCGTCATGCAGAGCGCGATTGCGTAGTAAAGAAGGTCCCATGCTTCGTTGTTGCGGATGCCGGGGGCCTTCTGCCAGCCCTTTTCCTTGAGAATTTCAGAGCAGAACTCCTTGAACAGCCATGCAGGCATCCATTTCGGGATGCGGACCATGCCCTTATTCTTGACTTCGGAGGCCAGCCTATTGTTCGCCTCGTTCTTGAGCAGGTTCGAGTTCAGTTGCCAGACTGGAACGTCACCGCGCGCCACGGCTAGGTTCTTGCGGTCGCTGGCGTCCGGGAAGGTCTCGCGCACCATCGGGGCGTTCGGGGTGCCCGACCCCTTGAGCAGCAGGAACCGATTGCCCAGACCCATATTCTTGAGCGTCCGCCAGAAGGCGTAAGCGTTCGCCGTCACGCCCGCCTTACCGCCCGAGTCGCAGCCGACGATCCGAATCGCCATGCGCTCCTCGCGCCCTTCGATAGGATAGGTACGCTTGATGACCTGATCTATCAGGAGGTCCCAGTCCTCCAGATACGTGCCCGGCTTAACCCATTCGGTGTCGCCGTCGCCGTCCCGGCGGAGGGACTTGCGGATGTCGAATCGCTCGATCAGCGCCAGATCGTATGGCTCGCCGGGGATGACGCTCCACGTCTGAACGACGAACATATTCTTCTGCACGTCAACCGTGGCAATGGCGAAGGCAGTCTCGGAAATGATTTCGATCTCGCCGGTCTCCGGGTCGCGCCCGAAGTCCTCCGCTCGTGCGATCATATCCTCGGGCGTCCGCTCCTGCTCGGCAGCCTTTGGCTTGTAGGGTCGCCCCAAGTCGGTGTTGTAGAACTTCCGCAGCGGCTCCTCATTCAACGTCGTGTCGAACTCCTCCTCTGCCGTGAGGTAGGTCGCCACGAGCTTGGGCCAGTTCGTGAACGCTGCCGACGAACCCTCAAGCCAGTAGCTCGCGTACTTCGTGCGCCGGGGCGTCCCCTCGACCTTGCCGTTGATGATATGGCAGCCCTCAGGGAGCCAAAGGCCGTTCTGTTGGAGCGTGAAGCGTTCCTCGTGCTGATTGTACCCCTCGCAATGGGGGCACTTCAAACGGACGCTCTCGGCGGCGTCGAGACCCTTGGCGAACTGATCCCACTCCAGAAGCTCGAACCGAGGCTCCAGATACTCGCCGCAGCGACCGCAGGGCATATACCAGCGGCGACGGTCGCCACGGTTGTAGAGGGCCAGAATCCCGGTTGTAGGAGGTGCCTCGTGCGCCGACTTCGGGGTGTACCGGAAATCAGTGATCTCGCGGCTGGGCGACGATTCGCACAAGGTCATGGCGAACGAGCCGAACGACGTGGTGCGCTTGGTCGCCAGATCGAACGGGTCGCCCTCGCCTTCGATGTCGTCGTCCATGCGGTCGCGATCGGTCAGGGCGATTCGGGGGATCGGCTTACCGGCGAGTTCGGCTTTAGTCGGCCACGCGAGGCCGAGGATCATCCCGTTCTTGTAGTGCTTGTCGAACTTGTTGTCGGCGTCGCGGCTCTCCAGAAGCTCCTTGCCGACAAGTTCCGAATCGCGGTGCAGGCGGTCGATACGCCGGTTCGAGAAGTCGCGGGCGTTCGCCTGCGTCGGCGAGAAGATCGTCATGTCCGACGGCTCAGCGCGCACGGAGTACCCGGCCCAGTTCAGAATGAGTTCCGTCTTGCCGCACTGGGCGGGGCCGACAAAGATCACCGCGTCAAGCTCAGGGTTGACAAGCTGGTCCAGCGGCTCCCGGAGATACGGCGCATAGGCGAACCGCCAGTGCCCGACATAGCCGGGGGCGTTGTTCAGGTAGCGTTCCTGCTCGGCCCATTCGGACGGCCTGCGGTGATCGGGGTCCAGCCAAATTTGTTCGATGGTCTGGCAGGCCAGATCGCCGAGGTCGTTATAGCCCGTTATACTCGTCCGATTCTTCCTCGGCAGCAGGAACTCGATCTCCTCGGTCGTGAGACGGCTCATGTTCACGAACGACGAGAGGGCCGTCACTTCCGACTGGTCCATCATACTCGGGTCCGTCGCCATAACCTTCAAACTCCTTCATGATGGCCTTCCGGCCCTCGACCAGCGCGCCTTCGACGACCCGGCGCACGACTTGTTTCTGTTCGCGGGTCAAGCCCGCCTCGCGTTCGATTGTGTCGGGCAACAGCAGCAGGATCATACGGACGCTGTTGAACAGGACCGAGATCAGCCGCACGACCTTGCTGGTGCGCCAGAGGTCCCCGATCATCTCCTCGTAGGCTGCTCGGGTTTTCTGGGCGCTCCAGAAGGCGTTCTGGAGCATCGGGGGCAGGTCCGAGTGGTTCATGTTCATGATGACCCGCTCGATGTCGTAGCCCGGCTTGACGAGCCGCGCAGCGGCCTCCGGGATCGAGTAGATCGGAGTGCCCCGGCGGCGGCCTACCGGGACAAGGCTGGAGACCTTGCTGGTGACGACCTTCGGGTCCGACTTGAACATGATCGAAAGCTGCCGGATCGTGGCCCCCTCGTAGATGATCGCCGAGGTCTCAGGATCGTCCGAGCGAACTAGGTTCTCGTGTCCCTCCTGCTTTGCCTGCGACGCCACTTAAAGTCCTCCGAAAATATGACCGTAGATGCTCTCCAGCAGGGCCTCGAACGAACGGCCCCCGGCGAAGCCTGTCTCAGCCTTCCCGAAGTACCAGATCGCCGTGAGAGACCCGACCGACATCCCTACATACGTCACTCTACCCCCGGCTGGCAACAGAATCGCGTTCAGCCGCTCCCGGTATTCTTTCATCCGGGCATAGTAGCGCAGGTTGCCGGGGTCACGCTCGCCCTCGAAATACCCCGGTTGATCGCGATCCATAGTCACAGTCCTCCGAACATGGCCGCTTCCGCGACCCCGATTGCCTTGGCGGGCGTGTCGCCCAGAAATGCTTTCGACGACCCCTTGACCGTCAGCACGACTTGCCCGTGGATGTTCCAGTAGAAGCAGATCGGTTGCAGCCCGGCGTCGAAGAACAGGACCTTGAGGTCCGAGGTGATCGCGATGTCGCACGGCTTAGTCGAAGGCTTCGGCATAGCTCGTCTCCTTGCGCTCGACCCGCTGGCCGGTGATCTCGGCCCGCATGTCCATGATGTACCGGAACAAGGCGTTCTGGGCGTCCTCCTTGGCTTGGAGTCGCTTCACCGCCACCTCGTCAGCCGATCCCTTGACTACCAGCGGCCACGAGCGCACCGGGCGCGTCTGGCCTTGCCGGGCGAGGCGCTTGTGAATCTGATACCACTTCTCGTAGCTCCAGAACATATCGAAGATCGCGATGTCGTGGCCCGGCCCCTTCTGGAGGTTCAGGCCGAACTCCGAGCCTTGCGGGTGGACCGCGAGCAGGCCGATCTTGCCCTTGTTCCATCCGTCCTGCTGGCTGCCCTGCCGGTCCATGACCTGCATCTTCGGAAATGCTTTCTTGAGCCGGGCAAGGCTCGACTGCCACCAGTAGACCAGCATGATCGGCTCGCCATGAAGCTCGTCGATCAACTGCCGCAGTTCCTCAATCTTGTGATCGTGGATCGCGCGCGCCTTCTTCTTGTCGTCGTAGACGGCACCGGAGCAGAACTGGAGGAGCTTCTGGCTGAGGCTCGCCGGGTTGTCGGCGTCGATATAGTCATCCGGGATGCCGGTCGAATCGTACTCGTCAGACAGGCGCAGGATTCGGGTTTCGATGAACTCCCGCTCCAGTTCACGAAGCTCGGGGCCAAGCTCGATCTTGCGCGTGAGATCGGCCCATCCGGTCGCCACCTCAGGCAAGTGATCCTCGGCCTTCGCCACGAGGCAGATGTCCGCCATCTGGGAGGAGATGATCTTGTCGTGCCCCTTGCGGAGCTTATAGCTGTACGTCTTGCTGTTGTAGGTGAAATGGTCGTCCCGCCAGTGCGTGATCGCGTTGCCCCAGAGCTTGCCGGTGTCCATGAGCCATCGCTGGCTGAACAACTTCTGGTAGCCCTCGGCGGCTGGCGTCGCCGTCATCTGGATAAACGATTTCAGTTCCCGGCGAAGCTCACGCATTGCCTTGAACCGCTGGGTATTGTGATCGCCGAGATCACTGGCCTCGTCGTAGATCGCATCGTCGTAAGGGCAGCCCCGGCGCTCCTCCTTGAGGACATCCACGAGCCAAGGCAGCGCCTCCCGGTTGATGAAGTGCAGGGGCACGTCTACCCGAAGCTGCGCGCGTCGTAGCTTGTCCTTGAAGCCGGTTGTAAGCGTCCCTGCGGCCCTGCTGGCTTCTTCCGGGGGCAGACCATCGGTTCGAGCCAGACGCTCGTACAGGAGCGCCAGACGGTCAAATTCCACCATATCCTGAGGGCGAGGGAAGATCGGCGATAGCCCGGCGGTCCAGTATTCGATCCACTGGCGCTCCAGACCAGCCCGGCAGAGACCCAGATAGGTGTCGATCTCGTCCGGCTGGAGGCCGCCCACGCGCGCCCGCGAGTAGGCGTCCCGGTTGAACTCCTTGACCTCGGGGTCGCCATCCTCGGCCCGCACAAGCTGGTAGGGCGTCCCGGCGAGGTGCTGCCACTCGTCAAGCTCGTTGGGCCATGTCTGGCAGGCGACTCGGATCGGCGCGATCACGAGCGCCCGGCGGCTGACGCTGAGGTGCTTGAGGCGTTGGATCAGGTAGGTCAGGCCGATAGCCGTCTTGCCTAGCCCCGCGTCGTAGTAGAGGCCGCAATACGGGTTAAGGTGGCAATGCGCCAGACCGTCCCATTGATACTGGTGAAAGTTGTCCAGCGAAAGCACGAAATCATTTCCACCTATAGACGGGCCGCTGCTTGCATCTTGCGGACCTGTTCCCAGAACTCTCGGCGCGAGTGCGCCACGATCACGATCTCACCCTGATCCCGAAGCTCCGTATGACGGAGCAACTGGTGCGGCTCGGGGTCCTCGCCCTCCCGTTTCCACTCGCACCAGAAAGCCGGGATGCCGAGCGAGAGAGACTTGTACCAGCGGTCGGGCCACCCGTCATGATTGCACGACATGATCTTGAGTTCGACGTTGCCGAGCTTGCGCCACTCGCTGCTGGTCTCCCGCTCGTCAACGGACTCCTTGCGCGGCTGGTTCCGTATCCGCCTCATAGGCCCCCCATGTCCAAGCCTGAGGCGTTCGCCGGGCACTCCATGAGCCGGTCGATCATCTCGGTCGTGCAGGGACCGTCGTGGCCGCGAACCCAGACAACCCACATGCAATCCATGAGCGGAGACTTGCCGCGCTCCTCCTCAAGGAAAGCCGGTCGCCACGTCAGATTCAGTTCCTTGAACGGCTTGGTCTCACGGAACAGCTTCTTCCGATTCTTCGTGTTCCAGTATTGCGCTTTGAGGAGCATCACGGCCACGGGCGCTACCTCAAGTGCCCGGCGAATGAACGCCTCGGCGATGGCGAACGGGGGGTTCGTGATGACCGCATCGAACGGCACAATCGGCTTCGGGAAGCGGCTGGCGTCCAAGAAGTCCACGCCGCCCTCGCCGCCCTTGACGCCGGGCCGCAGGTCGTAGCCGGTGACGTTGTAGCCGAACTCCTGCAACGGGCGGACCATCTGACCGTCGGCGCAGGCTGGCTCCAGCACGTAAGCCTCGGGCGGCAGCAGATCGGCGATATGGGGGAGCAGGCTGTAGGTGCAGTCAATCGGCGTCGGGTACAGGTCGGCAGGCTTACGCGCCCACTTCCGCATCGCCTCGGCAATCGCGCCAGACATCCCGAGCGCAGCAGCCTTTCGGATCGCAGGCATCTCGTCCTGCGGCGGCATGGCCCAGAAATCGTCCTCTATCGGCTCTGGCGGGTTGTTGTGGCCCAAGCCGGGGACATCCCAGAAATCGTCGCTGCTCATGCCTCAGTCCTTCTTGTAAACTCGACCTTCGTAGCCCGCAGCGCCGAGCGGCATTGTCGCCAGCCATGGGAACTTCTCTTGGATCGCTTTCGTCATGCAATGGCGGAGGGCGGGCAGACCGTGAACCGTGTCGTCCTCGTCCTCCTCGGAAATGATTTCGTCGTGAACGTGCCCGACAATGTAGAACCCGGCGGCATGTGCCGCAAGCATCCCGAAGCCGAGGATGTCACGGGCGAGCGCCTGCACGAAGTTCTCGATGAACTTGCCGCCATGGCTCTCGATCCGGGTCCACTGGTTCGTGACTTGATGCTTGCCCATGTACGAGATGTTCGTCCGCAGATAGGTGCCGTAGCGCCCTTCTGCCTCGAACTTCTCGACCCGGAGCTTGTAGTACCACATGGACCGGCCCGAAGGCAGGCCGACGCGCAGGAACGGCTTGACGATCTGGAACTCCAGCGGCCCCCATTTGACGATCTTGCCGCCCGCCGCCATCGCCCGTTCGATGGTATCTTCGATCTGATACCATCCGTTCTTGATCTCGCTGTAGGTCTCGCGGAACACCGCCACGGCCCGATTCGCTTCCTCACGGGTCATCTTGACGCCCATGTTCTCGGCGTAGGCCCAGAGGCCCGTTTTCTCGCCGTCACGAAGCTCGCCGCCGGACAGGCGGTAGCCTGCCCCGAGGACCGCAGGCTTGGCCCCGGATCGCTGGGATTTAGTCACCTCCTCATAGGGGACGCCGTAGAGCGTGGTGGCAAAGTCCTTGTACGCGCAGAGGCCGTTGCGGAACACGTTCAGACCGCGCTCGCAATCGGTCAGCCAGAAGATCACGACCGACTCAATCGACGAGAGATCGGAGACAACGAGCTTCTTGCCGTCGTGAGCCTGAATCGTGGATCGGACGCACCCGGCCACGGCGTCCATCTGCTCGCCCGCGAACAGGCCCAGCGTGTTGTACGCGCCCTGCTCGATCAGGCTGGTGCAGTAGTCGAGCCGGTCGAAGTTGATATGGTCCTCAGGCTCAAGCCATTTCGGCGTCCGGGGGAGGTTCTGCGGCTGAATCTTCCGCCCGGCCCATCGGTTCGTCCGGGAGCCGCCCGCGAACTGGAAACAGTGCCTCAGGCGGTCGTCGTCACCCATGCCGGTGATGCAGGCTTCGTACTTCGTCGTCGAAGTCTTGCTCGAACCCTGCCGCATCCGCATGACGACCCGGCACTCGTCGGTCAGGACGCCGTTGCCCTCGACCTGCCCCAGAGCGTTCAGCGTGGCGCTGGGGAAGCAGGGCATCTTCGTCGGATCGCGCTCGGCTGGTGCCGCGTTGACGTATCGACCGACGGCCTCCTCCTCGGCTGTCAGCGTCTTGACGACATTGGCCTTCTGGAGGTTGTCGTAGGGATAGCCGCGTTCTTGCAGCCAAGGGAGAAGCTGAGCGCCGCTGTTCGCGTTGGCGAGGCCGGTGATCCGGTTCTGCTCGGAAATGAGTTCCGCCTTGCGCCGGGTCGCGATCTCAAGCGCGTTCTGGACGTAGGTGCGGTTGATCGGGAGGCCCCGGTCGTTGATGATCTGGTCGAGCGTGTAAAGCTCCCATTGCCAGTCCGGGACGCCGAAGCGGTCCAGCTTGGTCCATAGCTCCCACTCCGAATCTTCGTCGCGGATGTTGTACCGCTTGAAGTCCTCCCAGAGTTCCGGGTCGCTATGCTGGTCGCGCCAGACGAACGGCTGGTTCTTCGTCGGCTTGTTCGGGCCGCAGAAGGTTCGCACCAGCATCTTGCCACGCGGGTCCTTCCGGTAGGTCAGCGACATCTGGTCCGCGATGTCGTCGAGGCCGCCCATGAACGAGAACATATAGGCGAGCGCCATGGAGCAGCGCCACGACGCATAGTCGCCGACGCCAAGGCCCAGCTTGCGCCAAGCGATCAGGCGCTCGAACGTCGAGTTGAACCCGATCTTGATGACCTCGGGATCGCGCAGCGCCTCCTTGAGATCGCTGGGGATACGTTCGCCCTCCGCCGGAACCCACTGTTCCGTCGTCTGGCCGTCGATCTTGAAGGCCCCCATGAGAATTTCGGTTGACGGGTGCGCCGAGTAGAGGTCGATCCCTACCTCGCTGAGGTCGAGTTCGCTCTTGGTTTCCCAGTCAAGTGATAGCGTACTTGCCATAACACGGTGCGGCCCCCGGTTTCCCGGAGGCCGCTGCGCCCCTTACAGGCCGCCCATGTCGTCGTCGGTGTCTCCACCGAAGCCGCCTTCCTCGTCGTCATCGAACGAGGAGATCGCAGCATCCTTGGAGATGCCGCCCTCGGCGATCAGCGGACCCTCGCGGCGGAGACGAACGGCGCGCAGGCTGGCGTTGATACGCTGCCCATGCTCGTTGTCCTGCCACCACGGCTGGACCAGCATGTCGATGAAGTAGCCCGCCTTGATTTCCGCCTTGATTTCCTCGGGGGTCTCCATCTCGGACTTGTCCGGGTGGAGGACCGTGGGCTTCTCGGTTTCACGGCTGGCGACGATCCAAGCATCCGCGTATTCCGGCTTCTTGGTCGGCTTGCCATCGCGGATGAACTTGGCGTCATCCTTGATGTCTTTGCCCTTGTTGCGCTCCTTGAGGAGGTCCATGCAGACCTCGTTCAGCAGGTCGATAGCAGGCTGGTGCGAAACCGTGGGAAGGATGCCCGTGATGCTGTAAGCCGGGGTGTCCTTCTCGTTCTTCCGCCACATCTTGTCGATATGGGGATAGCTCGCCCGAACATCGGCGATCAGGATGGTGCCATCGCTGTAGAGCTTGGCAATCACCTGACCCTTGCTGTTCTTCGCCGACTTGACGACGGTGCGCGGAGTTGCAGATTCACTCATATTCGTATTCCTTTTCCTTGATTCACGAGTTACCGATGGCCTCAACGTCCTCGTCGAACGCTGAAACCGCTGACGGGATACCCTCTCGCTTGTCGCTCACTGGTATCATCGTCACTTTCCCCGGCGGCTGGTAGACGAACGGCGCAATGCGCTGATCGTTTTCCTTGATCGTACCGCCAAGAGAAACCCTTAATAGCTGAACTGCCTGTGCAGGGGAAAGGAATTTTTGCTCGTACATGTCGAGATCGGTAATACCGCGACCCCGGAGCATCTTCCTTATGCCTGCGTCATCTGTCCATTTACGGTTGCCCGCCCGACCGTAACCGAGCTTCTGCCCCGGAACTTCTACGCCCATCTCCAGTCTTGCCAGCAGATAGTCGTACATCTCCCGGAAATACTTCTCCAGAATCGGACGCCACTCGTAAATCTGGGCGAGCCGTTCGATGGGGACTTGAGCATACGCCGGGAGAACCGGCATGTCGGAAATCATTTCCTGCTCGATCACGGCCACGGCGCGACTGGGCGACATTTCGAGATCGTCGAGATCGTCGAAGCTGGCCTTGGCGAGCTTGACGTTCACCGCAGCTAGGGCCGGGCAGTCGAATCGGGCCGGGCAGTATTCGCAGGCGATGGGGTCCGGGTGGTAGGGGGCGTCGGGGTCCCACGCCTTGTACGCCGCCTCCCGGTAGCGTTCGCCAAAAGCCAACAGGTCAGCCCGAGAGATGGTCCAAGTATCATAGTTGTCCCTGCGCGGCTGGCATATCTGGATTTCGATCTCTTGGAAGTCGTAGAGCCAGTCAAGCTCCTCGAACGCGCCCAGAGCATAAGCCATGCCCTGCTCGTTCTCCTCGGCTTCGACCCAGACCTTGCCGTACTTGAGGTCCTTGACGCGCAGCTTGCCCGGCTCGGCGCTGATATGGTCAGACGTGCCGAAGCTCGGGACCGGCGTGTATTTCGAGAGATCGACTTTGACCTCGACGTAGTGGCGTCCGGGCATCGTCGAGACAACGCAGACGTACTCCTCGACGTAGGAAATCATTTCCTCGGTGATCTCGATCTCGAACCCGTCCTTCTCGTGGATGGTTCCGAGGTGCCGGTAGGGGTTGCCGTTCAGCAGCCAGTCCTCGGCGAGCCAGTGAGCGATGCTGCCCTCTGCCGCGTAGACGGTCGGTCGGTCGCCCGCGAGATGCCCTGCGATCAGAGATCGCGGACAACGCATCCAGCGGTGGGCGCTCGACGGCCCGAAGATCGAATGGCCCGTGGCATTTTTGTCCGCGAGCATCTGATCGGTGATAGGATGATGTTCGGACATTTTACCCCCGGCTTAGGAGGAGATCGGGACGGGGGGTGTCCCGGTCTCCACCGAAGCCGGGGAGGGGCTTGTGGGCAGCCCCTCCCCGGTCCCTTGGTGCGACCCGAGGGAGATCAGAGACCGCCGTTGTCGTCGCCTTCCGGCTCCTCGGCGAGCCGAGCTTCGGCAGCGTCCCAGTATTTCTGCCAGTTGGCCGCGTCGGCGATCAGGTTCGCCAGCTTCTCGTGGCCCTGCTCCTTGATAAGCTGCTTCGCAGCGGCGTCGCCGTGCGTCTGCTGCACCTCAAGGAACTTGTCGCGAAGCTGCTCCGCCGTGAACGACGGCTTGGCGGCCTCGGCTTCCTTCTTCTCCCGCGCCTTCTTCTGCGCGGCAGTCTCGGGCTTGTCGCCCGAAGCGGCTGCTGCCGGGGCTGCGCCACCAGCCAACGCCGCCTTGATCTCGGCGATGTCAGCCGCCATCTGTTCCAGAATACCCATGTTCATGCTTCTCCGTGTTGGGATCGACCGCGCCCCGACGAATCGGTGCGACGGCCTCTACCTGCCCGATCTGGGCACTTACTGTCAATGGGAAAAATCTTACTTGCGTTAAGAATGGTTCTGGGGCAGCTTGGCCTCCGAATCAAGGGCAGGGCGATCCATGTCAGCAGAGAAATTCCCGATTCCGGCTTGGGTAGAGCCGGAACAGAGGGCCGAGTTCGCCGTGCGACTCGCAGCCCTCTATCACAAGATGGACGGAAGCCTCGGCGACCTCTCTGAGGCGCTGGGCGGTTCCCGTTCGCTTTTGCACATGGCATTGAAGTCCAAGGGCGGCGTGAACGCCCAGACCTGCATCAAACTAGAGGAGCTACTGGGGCGCGAAGCCTTTCCGCGCGAATTTTTCCGTCCTGACATCTTTGTAGCGGAGTAGCCCTGAATGGCCGCTCGGCGTTACATGGAGGAGTTCGGCGTTCGGATCGCCGAAAACGGATACGAAGTCATTCCGATCATCCCCGGCGAAAAGCGCCCGGCGGGAGAGAAGTGGCAGAAGTTCGACGGGTCCCCAGACGGTGTTCACGACTACCTCGCCGACGGCAAAGGCGGTCATGGCGTAGGCATTAAGTCGCGCTATGCGCCCGGCGTGGACATAGACATCCTCGACGCGACGATCAACGAGGAGGTGCAGGAGATCGTTCGCGAGGTGGCCGGTGAAAGCCCGCTCAAGCGTATCGGTCTGCCGCCCAAGGTCCTCTGGGTCTACCGCGCCGAGAAGGACGAGACGTTCCCGAAGGTCGATACCGGCGAGTGGCTGGATCAGCAGGGCCGCAAGGGCAAGGTCGAGATTCTGGCCGACGGGCAGCAGTTCGTCGCCGCACATATCCACCCTGACACCGGCAAGCCGTATCAATGGCTCGACGGTCGGTCGGTCCTAAACACGAAGCTCGACGATCTGCCGATTCTGACGCACGATCAGGCGAAGGAAATCAAGGACCGGGTTCTCCAGCTATTCCTCGGCCACGGGTGGACCAAGAAAACCAAGAACGCGATCACCCGTCTGACGAACCCGCTGGACGACGACGATCCGTTCAGCGCCTTCCGCCCGAAGGTCCAGATCGGCGACAACGAGCTTGAGCGGAAGCTGTTCCTGATCGAGGACAATGCGGACCATGATACATGGTTCCAGATCGGCATGGCGCTCTATCACCAGTACGACGGAGGCCAGCAGGGATTCGATCTCTGGGATCGCTGGTCGCAGAGCGCGGTCAACTACGACCGGGCGGCGCTGGAGAAGCGTTGGCCCACGTTCAACAACCGCGACAAAGCGCATATCCCGATCACATGCCGGATCATCCTCAAGCTCGCCAAGGAGAACGAGGAGCGTTCGACGAAGGAGAAGCTGCTTGAGTTCGTCGCCCGGCTGAACAATTCCGAGACGACGGACGCTCTGGTCGAGGTCTGCGACGAGATCAAGCTGATCGAGTTCCCGAACCACGTCCGCGAGCTTCTGACCGGCAAGGTCAAGGCCAACTGGAAGCGCCTCACGAACGAGACGCCCCGGATCGGCTTCGTGCGCGAGCTTATCCGGTACGAGAGCAAGGAAATCATTTCCGCTCCGCCGTGGGTCAAGCCGTGGGTCTACTGCGCCCAGACTGACGAGCTTTTCAACATCGTCAACCGCACTCAGTTGACCCGCGCCGCGTTCAACGTGTCGCACTCGCGCTACATGCTCACGCCGACCGAGCGGCTGGAGGGCAAGGCAGTCCCGGAGACCCAGCCGGTAGACGCCGTGGTGAACCTCTACCAGATTCCGACGGTCTACAACCGGATGTTCATGCCGGGCCAGCCTGCGCTCTACTCGATCAACGGGGTCGATTACGCGAACAGCTACACCGAAGAAGGCATCCCCGAAATCCCCGGCGAACTGTCTCCGGTGGAGGAAGAAGCGATCCAGATTTTCCTCGCGCATTTCGAGCATATCATCGCCAACGAACGCGACCGGACCATCTTCCTCGACTTCATCACCTATATCGTCCAGAACCCCGGTCAGAGGATCAACTGGGCGATCATGTTGCAGGGTGCCGAGGGCGACGGGAAGTCGTTCTTCATCGCCGTCCTCAAGGCCGTCATGGGCGAGAATAACGTCAACATGATCCCCGGCAAGGCGCTGGAGGAGAAATACAACCCGTGGGCCGAGAACGCGCTGGTCTGCTTTATCGAGGACGTGCGGCTGCACGGCAATAACCGATTCGACGCGGTGAACACGCTCAAGCCGATGATTACGAACCCCACGGTGTCGATCCGTCGCATGAACACGAACCCCTATGAGGTCGTGAACACGATGAACTACATCGCGACCGGGAACACGAAGGACGCGCTGCCGGTCGGCGACGAGGACAGCCGATTCTTCCCGATCTTCACCCGGTTCCAGCGGACGGCGGACATCGAACGCTTCAAGATCGCGAACCCGCACTACTACGACCGGCTGTACGCGACGATCCAGTTTGCGGGGGCGCTCCGCCAATTCCTCTTGCTGCGGAAGCTCAGCGACGACTTCAATCCGAAGGCTCGTGCGCCGAAGTCGAGCTACCGGCAGGAGATGGTTCTGCTGAACCAGACCGAGGAGGTCACGGCCCTGCTCGACACGCTGGAGGAAAGCGACCAGCCGGACTACAGCGAGTTCCTGCTGGACAGCAGCAAGGTCGCCGATCACTTCATGGGCACCGATGCTCTCGCGCCCCGTGGCAAGGCCCTGAGCCGCCTGCTGAGCCAGTACGGCTTCACCCTGCTCGGGCGGTTCAAGGTCAACGGCGAAAAGCGCCAGTTCTGGACGATGAAGCCGTGGGCATGGCCCGAGGACGACCAGAAGCGCGGTGACGCGGTTCGCGAATATCTGGACCCGGACGCGCTGTAATGCCCGGTCGCGTGTTGAACCGCTACACCGACTCAATCCACGGCGGCATCTCGATCCAGCGCCCCGGCCCGTGGGGAAACCCATTCCGGGTCGGCGTTGACGTAGCGACCCGCGAAGAAGCTATCGCTCGTTTCGAGGCCGAGGTCCTGCCGCACCTTGACCTGACCCCGCTGCTCGGTAGAGACCTGATCTGTACCTGCAAACCGAAACCCTGCCACGGCGACCCGATCATCTGGGCGCTCTACCGAGGATTATGATGGATACGACACCCGGCAGCTTCTCGAACGGCTGGCACAAGGAACGAGAGCGCCGCTGGGCCAAGTGGCACCGGGCGATCCAGAGCGATCCGAACTACGCCCGCATCCTGTTCAATCTGCCGCTGATCGAGCCAGTCAGAACGGGGGTTCGTCGGACGGCGGATATGCTCGGCTATAGGTGGCCGCAAACCACGGCGGCGGAGCATGGAACGGAATCCCCTCAGGATCGTCCTCAGGACTAGGCTCCTCCTCGATCAGACCGACCTCGACCCTGATCCAGTACCACTCCCGGTTGACAGGCCCGGTGCAAGCCTGTAGGTGGTGAACGCAGAGGGTGTTCCCGCACTCATGATCGACCTCTAACCCGTCGATCTCCAGCCCGTGAATGAATCGGGCAGCCCAGCGATGGGCCTTCCACGGTCTCCCGTCATACCAGAACGAACCATACCACGAGGTCTTGCCCCGGCCACGGGTCTTGCCCCCTACCCACTCGACGCAGCCGGTGACGGGGTTGAACCGGCACTTGTCCAAGAATCGGGCTAGGGCGGCCCGTGAGCGCCTGAACCGGCCTTTCGGGTCCCGGAGGCCCGCTGGCTCCTCTGACGCTCCCTGTAGGCCCGGAGATCGGCCCTCAAGCCGGGCAGGATCGCCATCGCCTGCACGATCCGGTGCCGCGTCATCACCTTGAAGTGCGCCTGCGGCTCCGGGATGCCCATCGCCCGCGCCAGAACCTCGTATGCCTGACCCCGCGTCACCGTCCGGTCGTCCCTCCAGATCGGGTCGAACAGATCGTGCGCCTGCTGTTTCAGCGCCGGGAGGGGCAGGGCTATCGGTATCCCGGAGGTCCAATCGTCATCCTCCTCGGCGCTGTCCATGGCCCATCCTCCGCCGAAGCTGCTCTAGGTCCTTCTCGTACTGGTCCGCGATCATGCGCTTGACCTCCTCCAACGGGATGTTCAGCCGCCGCAGTTCTCGGGCCTGCTCGATATAGTCGGTCGGGCACCACGAGCCGATGCCGTGCCGCTGGGAGAAGGTTCGCCCGGCACGAGCGTTCGATTCGGGTGTCCGGGCCGCCACCCCGATCTCCCAGAGGCGGCGATCCCGGCATTGCTCGGCGTTCCGCGCCTTCCACTCAGGGTCGGCGGCGATCTCCTTCATGATCGCCGACTTCCGCTGCCGGATGGTCGGGTCTCGTTGGTTCGCCAGCTTGACCGCCTTGCCCGTTCGCTCGCGCTGAGCCGGGTCCTCGTATCGCCGATGGGCGGCACCTGAGGCCGCCCGGCGAAACGAGTCCGACTTCTTGACGCACGGGGCGCAGAGACCGCTCTTGTTGTCCCGCCGGATCATCGTCGGGCACTGAGAGCATTTACGATCCTTGCGACGGCTGGGAGGTGGTAGCTTCTCGTCAGGCGTATTCACCGCAGCCCGCGCCCTTCTCGGATCGCCCGTCGTGGTAGCCGCCCGTGAAGTCCTTCCAGTGGACCCAGCCCTTCGGGCAATGGAAGCCCCACTCCCGGACCTTCGGGCCGGTCATGAAAAGACTGATCGACGGCAGCCCATGGATCAGTTCGAGCCGGTGAACATCGGTCGCCTTGCGGTGGATGACCTGACCCGGCTGGCGCTCGAACGTGCCCTCGGGCGTATGCTCAAGATAGCCGCCGTCGATCACGAACGAGGTGTTATCCCACGGGTGATCGTGCATCACGTCGTCGTCGCTGCGAAGCGTCCGATGCAGGTACAAGTTCATCCGGTCGTTCCGGGGGATGATGAACCAGCGTTGCATGTAATCGCCGCCGATGGTGAAATCCGGCTTCCGTAGCATGATCGAGTCCGCCCAGTCGCGCATGTCTGCGAACCCGGCGTACTGGTCAACGAAAGCCGTCATATCGAACGGGATCAGGTTCTCCATCTCCCGTGTCGCCACGTCGAAAATCGCTTTGGCTTCGGGGTTGGTTCGGATCGCCGCCTGACCGGCATCGCCGATCCGGTGCGCGAGATAGTTTGCCGCGTTGCTCACTAGAGACCTCTCGTGTTGCGCTGTCCAAGCTGGGATTCGACGTACTCTACGAGATAGCCGCCGAAGCTGACAAGCAATTCCTGCCCCTCGAACATGACCGTCGAATCGCGATCCTGATCCTTGAGGGTTTCCTTGAGCGCGTCCAGCCGCTTGCGGTCGAACGGCCCTGCGATAGTCTGTACCGGCTTCTCAGCCATTGGATGCTCCTTTCACCTTGAACAGCAGGTCGAGGACGTTCATCGCCATGAGAAATTCGGGGCGCTCGTCCCAGAGACCTTGCATCACTTCGTTCGATTCGGGGAACGACCCGTCGTCCTTGAGCCATTGGCTCAGACCTGCACGGACCATCGCCCGCATCTCGTCGTCGGTCAAACCCTTGTAAAGCGACCGCGATTTCCGGCGATCCTCGGCCACGCGCTGCATTACGCGAGCCGCGTCAACGAGGTGGTCGAGATCGAGATCGCCGAGCAGCATGAATCGGTCGCTGACCGAATCGCGCACGTAGAGCGACGACGCTGCCGGGTTGCGGAGCCGGGATACCATCGCCGCCGCGTTGCTCAGGACGACCGCGAGCGGGTCCAGCTTCTCGGGCGGAACGGGCGCGAGGACGAAACCGTTTCGGATGTCGGCGTCGCCGATAACCTGCTGCTTCTGGAGGAAGCTGGTCAACTCCTGCCGGGTCGGGTGTTCCGCCAGATCACGGAGCCTCGCCTCGACCGCGTTGCGGTGTTTCAGCCAGCGATCCAGCCGCCCGACCCCGTACATACCGAGTGCCGAAGCCGCGACCGCGACGATGACGTAGATCGCCATCTCCCACGAAATGATTTCCATATTCAGTCCTTCCGATAGCGAGTGAAGTTGATGCCGGGGCGTGTCTTGCGCCACTGGTGAAACAGACGGTTGCCTCGCTTGCGCTGGCGAGGGTCCTGCGAAAGCAGGAGCTTAGCGATACGATGCTCGCGCACGAACATCGGCTCAGCCTTGTATCCGGCGTAGATCGCCATGAGCATCACGCGGTCCTGATACGACTGCATCTGCTGCTGAACCTGCCGAAGGCTGGCGTTAAATCGCTCCATACCCTCAGCGGCAATCTTGATCGACGCCGTGAACTTCGGCACCTCGGTCATGTGACGCTTGAGCCGGGCAGGCTCAAACGGGTCCCACGGCGGGTTCGTGATGATCGCTTCGCCTCGCGGTAAAATCGCCGGAAACGAAACCCGTCCGCCGCTGAGGCGAACGATCCCGCCCTTCGCGAAGGTCGGTTCGCGCTTCCGCATAAGGTTGATCTCGTCGTCGTCCGGCATATACGGCTCGCCGAGCGTCACCCCGTCAGTAAATTTGCGAAGTGGGGTCCTCTGATCGGTCAGCAGGCGTTGCGGATTGTGGCCGCAGATCATCATGATCGTCACCCACGGGTAGCGCCTGCGATACTCCTCGACAAACACGCGATAGAGATCGCCTTCGCCGGGATAGGGGCTGCCAGTGTAGCCCATACCGAGTTCTGGTGCCTTGCCGGTCATCGCTGCGCCTCCATCATCGTGGCAAGCTGCTCAAGGCCCTCAATCGCCTCCTTCCGCTTGCGGCTGTCCGGCGACTTGAGCCGGGCGACGCAGGTTCGGATCATGAGTGCCGTCGTCTCCCGCTGCTTGGCCTGCAACGCGATCAGATCGTGGTAGCCCTTCGCTACCTTCTCCAGAGTCTCACGGTCGCTCATTACGCTGCCTTCGGTCTGTTGATGTAGGTGATCGGCTCGCCGTTCTTGTCGGTCGTATGCTCGATCACCGTGGCCTTCACGCGAACCTTGCTGCCCTTGATATAGCAACGGTCGTCCCACTTGCCGCCCTCCGGGACCTCCAGCTTGAGGCCGAGGGCGTGGGGGACCGACTTGCTGGCGATCTTGCTGCCGTTCTCGTCGGTGAACAGGCTCCAGTGCGAATAGATATGCGGATACTCGCTGACCAGCCGCGATTGCGTATGGAGCAGAGTCAACTCGAAAACCCGGCGCTCCTTGATCTCGCCGACATGACGAGCGGCTGCCCGGCGAGCGCGTTCCTTCTCGTTGCGCTCGATAATCTCGTTGACCTTCTGGACCTGAACGTCGCTCGGCTCCTTGGCCTGCTCGGCGATCCGGTCGCGCACCGAACGCAGGAAGTCGATCTCGCCGTGCGCCAGTTCGGCGTCGATACGGTCGAGGAAGCCCTGATTGTCCGAAATGATTTCCGCCCGCTCAGCGTCCCGGCGCTCCTGCTCGATCCGGGCTGCCTCGGCTCGTGCCGCCGCCTTCTTCGCGTCGGCCTTCGCTTTGCGGTCGTTCAGCTTCGCCAGTTGCTCGGCGTCGTACAGCTTGATCCGATCTCGGGTCGGGTCCTTGCCGCTGCCGCCGCAACGGAAGCAAGTCCAGCCGGTATGCCTCCACTTCTCGGAACCGCCCAGCCCGCCGCACCGCCAGCAGACACGATCACGGACATGGATCGGCTTGTTGCGCTCGTCCCGGAAGTTCGGGGCGAGGGCTTCACCTGAGCGGGAAAATAACTGCTGCATGAACTCGACTCACTCGTTCGGCTTCGACGATCTGCGGCTACCCGAAAACCGGCTCAGAGTCAATGCTGTTAAGAGTCCCTTACCGAGGGGCACGATTAGGGGCACGTTCAGGGGCACGATTGAACTTGCCCCTCCATTTTCGGCCACTTGGGGGTAGGAATTGAATCAGAGCGCCCGCCCCGCGAGGGGCACGATTGAACTTGCCCCTGAACGTGTCCCTAAACTTGCCCCTGAGAAACCGCTGAAAAACCTACGAAAAATCGGAATACCCCCCTAACGGGGCAAGATAATCATAATTTGTAGTCCAACTAACGGAAAAAATTTTCATTCGTCTAGCCGGGTCACATAACAAAAGACGAAAATTTTTTCTGCCCGGCGGAGTAGGGAAATCGGGCGGTTCTTGCCCGGTTAGGGGGGTATTGAGAATCGGGGGTTCTGAATCAGGAAATCGGGCAGCGGGCCATAGAGGGCGATACTCCGGTGATCTCGCTGCACGAATCAAACGCATATCGGGGGCATCTCCAGATATGGTTCGGCATACCGGAAATGGGGTGGAGCAGATGCACGGAAATCATTTCCAATGGCGAGGTCATACGCGAAATCGGCAATGTCTCGTTTAATGCGGCTCAGCGCCCCA